CCAAAAAATGCGATATGTGTAATACGTAGCGTGCTACATATCGATTTTAGACTATTGATTTATCAATTTCTGATCAATTGATTTTAGCCCACAAATGTAAACTTGTTGGAAATCCAACAAATACAGATAAAATAAGGCGATACGTCCACAAAGTGCTATTTTCAGGTGTTTTTTAAGATGGCAGCATTTTCCAAGACCGGGGCATAGTTATGGATGAGAATGGTAGAAATGGATGAAATTGGCACTTAGCACAACAAACCACATAGTCTGTAATGCCACACATATTTTAGCAATTATCACACAACCAGCTCAACTTAACTCAAAGTCTGCTAAAGTTAAATAGCAGAATCTAAGTTATAATAATTTACAATTTATTAACAAATAAATGCTTAGAATATGGTATAATACAGAATGAGAATATGGCGATGTTAAAAATTGCTATATTTTATATGGATGAAATGGACTTCAAAAAAATCTGCCCCAAAACGCCATATATGTAATATAGTATAATTATATATAGGGTTTGGGGGCAGATTTTCAATCTGTTATATTTTATAAGGCAACGTTTGCTGCCGCAAGCCGTTGTGAGTGATATGGGGCAGATTCGATTATTAGAAAGGAATGATATATTGTACAATTTTAGCAAAGAGCAAGAAGGCACGATTTTGAATAAAGCAAAAAATCTTATCGGACAATCAATGCGTTATTCAGAGTTATGCCGCGCATTAGGAATAGTGCCAGAAACAGCCGGTAAAAAGAAAGCAAGGCAACTCAGAGATTTCAATAATCTATTTGAATACAGCGTTGAGCCAAACGGAAAACAGGTTAAATATGTTATCAACAAAGTTTATTCTGAGCCACTTTTGCCATACTATGATAAAGATGAATGGTATATAGCTATCAAAACGCGCATATGCGAAATATTACGAGATAATAATTATCAAGTGACATGGTTTACGAAAACACCGCTATTAAGAAATTTGGGCGCGGTCAATGATAACTATGCCGTCATTATGAATCTAACCAAACGCTTGCAACTTGAAGATGTGCTTGGACGCGATATGTCAGTAGATCATGAAGTATGTAGAATATTTGGTAATCTGCTGTCTGATAGAATATACGATGCGCTTAACCGAATGGCAGAGAAAGAAAAAATCATAGCTTATTCAGATGGATATGTTGTAAGATACATAAAAGACGACATAACGCAATATCATTTAGTTCCTATGATGAGAGCTGAAGATAGTCAATTGGTAAAATCAGAACTTGGAGAATATTTACGCAACCTTGAAATAAAGGCGATAGATTATGCCATAGAGCAAAACAATCCAGATATTATAAAATACCAACATTCTTTTAATAGAGACTTTTATAAACATTTGTATTATGATGATGTGGAATCATACTTAAATCAAGCATTTCTAACGGCAGATGTTCAAAACTATTTATATGATAACGGAATACATTTTGATAAAATCAATGGGATATATTCAGTCAAATTTATTACCCCCATTCAGCGACAAGTTGAATCTGAGCTTAGATGGTTTGGCCAATCTCAAAGAATTATAAATAATGCGGCAAAGGAAAAACTGCTTACAAGTAAGAGTAAAGAATTAAAAAGATATGAAGCGATGAAAAAGGGACTTATTGATATTTGTATTGATTTGTCAACTGAAACAAAATATGAAGATATAATAAAGGAGAATAACAATGCAGAAGATTAAAACAAAACAAAATCTAGTTGGACAGAAATTCGGAATGTTGACCGTCATAGAAAGAGCTGACGATATTGGCGATAGAGTAGGTTGGCGTTGTAGATGTGATTGCGGAAATGTCGTAGTTGTCAGAGATAACAATTTGAAGCAAGGTTATACAAAAAGTTGCGGTTGTTTATCAGGAAAATGGGAGCGCGGTACAGTTCGTCTCCCAAACACATATGAATTCATAGACGATTATGTTATTGGTCATGACCCAAAAGGAAAAGAATTTTATTTCGACAGGCAAGATTATGATTTGATATCACAGTATAAATGGACAATTCATCAATACGGATATGCAAGAGCAAAAGTATGGAATGACGATGGAACGTGGCAATTCATTTATATGCACCGTTTATTGATGGGATTTCCTGAAGGAATGGATATAGACCATATTAACCACAAGCGGAACGATAATAGACGAGCCAATTTAAGAGTTGTTCCACACGGTGTAAATATGAAAAATACTACTAGAAGTCCAAGTGTTATTATCAAGAAATATTGTGTCAAAGATCATGAAAAACTTGGATATTTTGACAACCGTAAAGAAGCAATTAAAGCATATCAAAAATATATTAGTCAATAACCAATAAAAAATCTGCCCTAATTTATTCCCTACATATATAGAGTCTTGGGGCAGATTTCTATTTATTCTACTGTATTGCAAGTCGAGCCTTCATCATAAATAAATGGAGGGTTGCCTGTGTTCATATATGTTAATCCATTATACTCGTATTGCTTACCAGTGGGAATTTCAGCGTTCCTCCAATTTGTCACAAATTGCTTATATTTACATCCTAGCGTTGTTTCTATACATTCGGGCCAATTCGCACTTTCTCTTAGTTGTTTATATTCTGCTTCAGCTCGTTTCACATCTTCACTAAATTTGCAGATGCGCCAATTTGAGCAACCATCACATACTGATACTTCGTTTGTATTCATTGTAATTTTCATGGCTGTTTCACCACCATCAATGTTCCGCGCAAAATTCCATCATCTCCATATTCATATTTAATATAATCACCCATTGCAAGATGCCTAAATATTCTTCGTTCTACATCTGTTTTAGCAATCGGTTGGTTATTTTTATAATCATATCCCATATAGTTGTATTCATTCATGTTAAGCCATTCTTCAATTTTTTCAATAGGTTTTTGTGTCTGAATGATAGTTGTAGTATATTTGGCGCAATTACTACATGGTGCGACATAACCACCCAATTTTCTAATCAGCCAATGTTTGAATTTAGTCCACATTTTTCTACACCCCATAGTTACAAAATCCATTTGGTTCAGGGTCATCTAGTCCAAATGGGTTAGAACAATATGGTACATTTTCATCATTTAAGCCGAAAAATTCGCAATACTTACATCTCACAACCGGAACAGCATCAATAGTTGGTGCTTTGTCAATAAGCCCACATATATCATCTTTACCATAAACCAAGCCGCACACACCACAATCACTGGGACATTCTTTGCAATGCAACGCCTTATAAGCATCAGCATCAATTAGTCGCATTTATCAATCCTCCATATCTTTTACTGGATTACCTTCTTCATCGGTAAGCACACACCAACGTTTTACATCTTTCCATTGAATATACTCTGCACAGCTCTCTGTTTCCCAGCATTCTAGCAGATTATTATAATAAGCAACAATAAAATCATTGTTGTCATATGCACACAATCTATACGGATTTTCTTTCATTTGTAAAATATGATATGCTCCACCAACAGGCCAAGTCCTATCTTTAGATGGATACCACCCATCATCTTTAAGCGTTGGATAATGCCAAACCATTATTAACTCTCCTATTCTATACTTCAATAGTTGACACATATCAACTTGCCATATTACCAAAATGCACCTTCATCATAATTTTCGTCTCTCTTGTTCCATGCTTCAGCAGCTTGTTCTTCCGTGTCGTAAATATACACACCACCTAAAATCCCGCCATCGCACTCATAGCTTGCAATCGGGCATTCCGGATTTTCCTCGTGAGTATGGCGAAGCATAAAGCCAAGTCCACTATAGGGATGTTCTCTATATGATTCATCATGTAGATTCCCTTCGTCATCGCACAAAACAATGCTAACTTTACCACCACAGAATGGACAGTTACGCAATTCCAGACAATCGTTTTTCTGCATACTCAATTCCTTTCTTTTTAATCCACCAATAAATGGTATATGCACTAATTCCAGTAATTTCACTCCATTCTGCTACGCATCGTTTTTCATTATTAACAACAAGGAATTTTGTATTTCTTCTATTTCTACTATTCTCTTTTGGTGTAACAAATCTACAATTTTCTGGACAATAATTCCCATCGTTGTTTATTCTATCTAATTGTAACCCGTCTTTATACCCATTCCTTAATGCCCATAAAACAAAGTTGCTTGCATCTTGCCATTCATTGCATACCCTAATTCCTCTTTCGCCGTAGTCTTTATATTTTTCCCGGTTTGGATTTTCGCAACGGCTTTTCATTGTTTGCCAGAGATTGAATAATTTCTGATTGTCGTGAAACAAACCATGTTTTGGATTCCCATGGTGATGGTAATTTCCAACTCTTTTTCTTTTCAACTCATCCATTTATCAATCAATCCTTTTCAAGTTTATCTATGTAATTTTCAATAATTTTATTAGCTTGATTTACCATATTAACCAATCCACCAAGCCCAACAACGACATTCCACTCATCTGTGCCAATTTGATAATAATCATATCCAGCACATTCGATTGGCTTGATTTCTATATAATCTTGAGTGATATATTTCATTTAATCAATCCTTTCAGCAATCAAATTCAGATACGATGCGCACATCATCTTCTGTGCCGCCATCTGGAATAAGCCGTCTCAGCCCTTCCATTGTTTCATCATAAAACCAAGATGCACATTCCCTATATGTGATTGGTGCAAAATAGCAAGCGGTATAATATTGTTTTGATTCGTCTCTTAGATATTCACCATTGATTAAATCAACCATTTCTGTCTCGGTCAATTTAACAATATTTCGTCCGCTAATATCACCACTATAACAATTTGGCTGTTCTCCATTCATGATATAATCACGATATGTGGTTTCGTCAACATATCCATATTTTCTGTGTAACTGCTCCCAATCATATTCGTGCAACTCTCTCAGTGTGAGCCAAGAGCCATAACCATAATCATCGCCAAGCAGCACATCATTTTTAGACATATCGTCAGGATAGCCCTTTAACTTGGCAATCGGCTTGAACCGTTCACCAATTCTACATCCAGCAAATCCCTCGTCATTTCTAACTCCTGCGAGAATGGCAAACAAGTTATAATTGCGACTATCGTCGGGCTGGCTCATATATTCTTCCATAGCCCATTTCTTATCTGAAGCTGGGTCATACCATGGATTCTTAAAAACTTTAGCAGTTGATAGCTCCCATACACCATTACGCCGCACCTCGGCAATCATGTTAATATCAGTTCCCATTTAATCAATCCTTTCTTTTGTACGGCATTAAATCGTCTGGATGTTTCTTTGCAAATTCCATAAAAATAACGCCTCTGCAATTAACATTCCCGTCATCGTCAAGATTATTCTCATCCCACATTGGACATCCTTCACAACCTGACGGCATATCTAAATAACCATCACACAGGGCAGACATGGCAAAGTTAATAGCTTCTTTTACAAGTTCAATCTTTTCCATTTAATCAATCCTACTTTCTTTTGGTGGTTTAGGTAGTGGCATCCAGTGAGTGACGGCGCAGTCTACTGGGTTGTTGTATACATCATCGGGATTGAACTGTCTGTTCTCCCACCAACCCTCCGGGACGTAGTAATCATCCGACTCCTCGTCGTACAGACCATAGCAGTAGATGTCGCTCCAGTTCCACGCACTATCCCGCGTCAGCATCTTTCCGTCCTCGTAGATAGCTGGGCAAACAAAAATATATCCATTTTGATTACAAACAATTAAAACATCTGTTTCTGGCTCTGGTAGCCTATCTTTTACATCAATCCATTTGAACATTATTAATCAATCCTTTCTTCAGCAATTCCATCAGCCGTACTATAACAAATATGCTTAATTCCCAATTCTTTTATATATTTCATACAGGCAGGACATGGACGCGCCATTGCCTTATTGCCATTTGCATATTCACGATATACATATAGTGTCGATTTACTAAAATCAATATCCAGATATTTTACTTTGCTCAATGCCCTGATTTCAGCATGGAGTGAATTTACTACGCCGCTCTGGTTGGGGTCAAATTCACGTTCTGCATTAAGCCGTTTCTGCAATGGGCTTGTTTTGGTGCTATTGCATCCGGTAGCAAGCAATACTCCCTTATAGTATAGAGCTGCGCCAAGATGGTATCTGGGGAATTCAGATTCTTTGCTTGCTCTACAAGCTGATTCAATGCCGCGCTTAGTTCTCTGGTTCATTTGGTTCTTTATGTTCCTCATCAAGCCAATCAATCCAACATTCTGTGCATGATTTGAGAATATCAGGACAATGATGATGAGGACATGGCTTTAACATATTTGTAATAATTTGTTCTTTAGGTTGGTTCATCAACCATTCACGATTAGTCATTCTACACCTCGCCTTTAATTAAGTATTTGTGACATTTACAGATAATATCAATAGCTCTTTCGGCTGGAAAGAAATTAGCAAATCCCTCGTCAAAAATACCGTATTTCACAAAATCTGCTTTATCATCTACTTCAGCTTGCTTAAACATCTCTACCGCATCATTAAGTCTGATATAAACAGCCATTATTTAACCTCGCTCATTTCAGCTCCGCAGTACATACAGTATGGATACTCAACATATTCTTCAATACTTCTGTGACAATGTGAACATTCTGTCACGCCGCAATCTGGCTTACAAATCCAATGAGCATATATAATTTCTTTTACATTGGCTTTTGGTTGTGACATAATTATATTATTTACATTTGCGCTATAATCATCAGGCGCAAATTTCTGCAAATTATCAATCAGTACGTCACAGTCAATATATTTAGCCATTTTCAAGCTCCTTAATCAATCTATCAATATACCATTTTGCTTTTTTTACATCCTCAATGCCATTCTTTTCTTCATAACGCCATAGATATTTAATAGCATTGGCTGTACATACTGCTTCAATACCAGTCTTACTTACGGTTGCGGCTTTGAGCGCATCAATACATTCAATGCCACCTTGAGTATAGTGAGATGGATGATTGACCATATCAGCATTATGTTCTTTGCCACAACATCTAGTCTCAGCATTTTCACAAGCTCCTCGGCTAATGTCTTTAAGCCAGTCATAGCATTTGTCAAGCATATCGTCACTCATCTCGTCAAAGATACAAGCGTATTGATATGTAAATTCAATAGTATCTTTATCATATTTTTTCATCAATTCACAATGATCGCAATCATCAATGCTATCACAATAGCGATTAAGAATTTTTTCTCTTTTACTTCTGTCCATCTTTATTCATTCTCCACTGTCCAATCTTCGTCGAGTTTGGCTTTAACTGGTTCAAATGTGTGATATTCAATACCATCTTTTTCTTCGTACTTCCAGTCACAATCTAGGCAAGCCCATACATCAATAGGCGGCAACGTGCAGATACAAGTATGGTAAATATCGCCACCACATTTAGGGCAAGTATAGATAATCATATTTATTCATCTTCCATTTCTTTCTTCGACATTCTAACAATATTTGTGGCTTCTTCTTTTGTCAAGTTATCGTCAAAAGCACAACCCACATCTGAAATAACTAAATCGATACCATATCCTCCATCCAACGGGTCGACATAGATATTATCCGCATAATACCTTAGAAATTCTTCAAATGTATCGAATGAGCCAATTTCATAATCGCTGTCTCCACATTGCTCACAATATAATTCATCAAACGGGATATAATCATCTGATGTATAAAGCCCGCCAAGATGACTCCCATATACATATACACTCATTTATTCATCCTCCTCATTTTCATCACAATCTTCATCCACAAAATGGACATCCACCTTAAAAATTTCTTTTAATACATCAATAGCCTCTTTTGGCTCAATACGAAAAAATTCTCTATCAGGGTTGACGCGCTCTTTGTCAAAATATTTGTGAATATTATTTTCTAGCTCAAAGCAATCATCGCTAAATACAAAGCAATGAGCATGATACGGTTCAGGAAGCGAAGAACTTGACAATTCTTTCACCCTGATAGTAGGATTTAGCCTTCGTGTTGCGCCCAGCTTTACCAGTCCGGGCAGACTTGGCGAACTAATGACATACAGCCAACCGGCCTTGCTATGTGACTCACGATAAGCAATAGAATCAAGCCGCTTATCAATACTAGCTAATTGAGATTTAATCCTATTACGCTCATCATCTGTCAGTGCCTTATCAAACGCAATATTCATTGCTTTCTTTTCTTCTAGCAACTTAGCGCGTTCTCTAGCAATGTCAGCAAGCAACTGTTCTTGTTCTTTCAATCTACGCTTTTCTTCACGGATTCGTGCTTTTTCTTCTTTTTGCTTGACCTTAATAGCCAAGTTAATATCAAGCATATCAAGCCGCGCCTTTACATATTCAGCATTGAGCGCCAATCCGACTTTATTTGCTTTAGACTGATAAGAATTAAATTTATTCTTAATCAATTCTTTGCTTTTAGCAATATTGCCTGTTGTGACAGATTTTTCTTTGCTATCAATATATCCTGACATAGCATAACACAATCCACGCCCATATACATCCTGCATTTCTTTGCCGCGCCTAGCAGAATCATTGAGTGTATATCCTTGTTCAATGCGATATAGACCAGTATTCACAGCAGATTCAATTTTACTTTGTAGCTCATACCGTTTATGCTCAAGTTCATCCAGCGAATCTTGATAGTACGGGATATTATAATCCTGCATTTCTTCAATAGCATGGATTTTACCATTTAGAGTATCAAGGACGGATTGAGCCGCCTTTGCAGAGCGCATGGTGTTTTCGTATTGATGCGCTGCAATTTGCCGATGTTCGTCATAGTTGTCAATTTCTGTTTGCATACTAGAAATATCTGCTTTAAGTTGAGCAATCTGCGCTTCAAGCTCTTTTTTCTTCTTGTTTAGCTTGAAAATCTCGAACACGTCTAGCCGCCTCCTTGCCAAAAATTTTGTCTATATGCTTATCAAAATCCAATGGATTATTGCTCTTTGCTAAAATCTGCTTGGTGCTGGTATTATACAGCTCGAATTGCCCATTGCCGCAATCATTGATAATCCAGCCAGTATCACCATATTGGACTACGGCGTTAATTTTCTTTGTTCTTGGCATTATATAATTTCCTTCCGCACATTGGGCAATAATTTAAAGTGATGATATCTTGTGTATCTAACATATCATCCATATCAAAAACACGAATACGAAATAATCCTTTATCGTCAAGAAATCTAGCCTCAATGCCACTATATTCGCTTTGTAAGGGCAATTTGCGATAATCAGGAAATATTTTATTACAATATTCACAATTCATTTATTTCACCTCACGCTATGATTATATCATATCAATTTGTACTTGTCAAGCATAATTTTTGACAAATTGATTTTTCACATCAATTTAACTATTATCTACGAATTTATGAGTAGATAATAGTTAAATTGTAATTATTATATATTAGCTATTATATCATATAGATATTACAGTATTATGAATTATATGTTAATAAATTATGAATATATTTATACTTGACAAATACTGTAATATATGGTATAATATATTTATAATATATAGATTATATCACATCAATCAATTTTTGTCAAGTAGAAATTTTAGTATTGACAAATAATCAATTATATGATATAATAGCATTAAGCTCAAGGAGGTGGTAAGAAATTGTGGAGCGAAATGAGTTATAACTGGTATGTATCGGAAGATACAGAGCCAGAAGTATGGGATGATGAATATGAGCCAACTGAGCGTGATTGGGCGCTTTGGATATATGGTAGTTCAGAGAATGAATTAGAGGTGATTTTTTGAGCCTGACTTATAATGAGTTTATTCAAAACATATTAGATACTCGTGGGCGTTTTGGTGTTCAAGAAGGAGAATATAAAGAGCGGCATCATATTGTACCGAAATGTATGGGCGGAAATGATGATGAATTAAATTTAATTGATTTGTATGCAAGAGAACATTATGAAGCGCATAGATTGCTTGCTCAAGAAAATCCACATAATAAGGGCTTACAGTTTGCTTGGTGGACGATGAGCCGATACACAACTGTTAAGGGCAATGAGAGGTATATACCAACATCAGAAGAATATGAAGAAGCATGAATAGCATTTGTTTCTTGTATGAAAGGCGATAATAACCCTATGCACCATCATGTCTTTACGGATGAAGAACGAAAGAAGTTAAGCGAGAGAGCTATTGAGATTTTTACTGGAAGGACACATAGCGAAGATACAAAGAAGAAAATGTCTGAAGTAAGCAAAAATAAACCAAAAAGTGAAGATCACAAGCAAGCTCTTAAAGATGCTCGAAAGAGGTATTTTGATAATGGTGGTAAAACATGGTGTGATGGTAAGCATTTGAGCGACGAGCATAAAAAGAAAATTGGAGACGCTAACAGAGGAAGAAAGCCAGTTGTTTGTAGGCCTGTCAAATGTTTGGAAACTGGAGAGGTGTTTGAATCTGTCACGGACGCGCACAAGAAAACTGGTTTGGGAGAAGAAACAATTAGGAGAAGCTGTAAATTTGAGCGCACTACAAAATTTAATTTATCATTTAAGTATATAGCAGAAAAATAAATAATCAAGGAGGTGGCTGATTTGCCATTGACAGAGTTTTGTTATATACCTTCCGTAGCAACAGATGCTTTTTATACGCCGGAGGAACAAGCAATACATAATCGGCTCGTCAAGCTATATGCATTGAGAATACGCGAGAAGGATGGTCAAAATCGAAAATGGCGCGTTTCATCAATCAATCGTGTTATTAAAAAGCACAAAGATGAGCTTGTAGCATTGCTTAAAAAGTCGCTTGAGGATAATATCACCAGAGAGCTTAATCCAGATGCGGTGACGGACAAGACAATTATTAACCTGTTCTGCTCTGAGTTAACTCGTAGTCTTGACATCAAGACGTTTGAGCGAAGTGATAAAATTATCATTGTCAATGTGTTCTTTTTTGAGGTGCTAAACAGTATTATTCACAATGGGTTCAATTACAATGGCGACCATTATATTTTTTATTCATGTGGCGCTGGTATGATACGCACAAAACGATTTATGGCTGTTCGTGAAAAAGATTATTTAGAGGTTGAGCAAACTCTTATGTGTGGGCTGACCATTGAATCAATCAATGCGCTGGGCGGCATGAATGAAAACAAGCTATTGAGCTATAAGAGTCTTATGGCATCTGCAACAGATAGAATTGAAGATTTTGACATAGACCGTTGCATTATAGTAGATGACTTTGAAATGCCTGTTATGGCTGAATCAGATTTCATCGATTATACGGATTATAGCATTACACGCAAAACGTCTGAAACAATTATAGCTGAGACAGATGGTTGGGGCATGTGTTGCAAACCCGGATTCAAGACGCAGATTGTTCGAGCGCCGTGGATAAAAGGGTTGATATCTTACTTCGACTTTAGAGGATGGCTCAAGGAATATTGCCCCGCTAATGATTGGACGGTAACTGATATATATGGTAAAGAATGGAAAATTCTTGAGGATGATATTCAGTATATCCTAACGAAGTCAATGTTTAAGCTGCACAAGTTCTATCCGTCTTGGCTGTGCTATAAGGCTAATTTCAAAAGTTATGGTTGTTACTTTGGTTGTTGTAAGGTTGAGGAAGATTATATACCAAAAGCGCGAATCAATTATCAAATGCTTCAATCTTTAAGTGATATGACAGATAATGAGATTGAGCGTCTTATCGCTAAAACAGCAGATGAAATTGATAGTGTTGGGCGAGATTATCAAACTACGATGAGACTATTAGGCGCGACCGAATATAATCAAACAAAATCAGCCATGCAAGAAGCGTTGACAATATACCCAGAGTTATTCAAAGATGCGTATAACCGAGAGTTGTTGAAACAGACAAAGAAAAGTTTGGTAAAACAAGCAAAAGGTGGCAGATTGAGAATTAATGGCAAATACCTGTTTATTTCGCCTGACCCTGTGGCATTTTGTGAGTGGTTGTTCAAAGGTGAGCAATTTCCAACTGGCATACTTGCGAACGGAGAGGTTTACACCAATCAATTCAAAGATGGTGACGAGCTTGATTGTCTGAGAAGTCCACATCTATATCAAGAACATGCGGTTAGAATTAACAAACGAAATGAACTGACTGATAAATGGCTTGGTGGAACAAAATGTGTGTATTTCAGTTGTCACGATATGATTAGCCGCATATTGCAGCAAGATTTTGACGGGGATATTTCTTTAGTTGTCAAGGATAGAACGTTAACAACTGTAGCAAAACGTAATATGCAAGGAATTGTGCCGTTGTCATATGACTTAAAAAAGGCTCGCGGGGGTATTATTGATGCGGATAGATTGTATGAAGGCGTAAGCACCGCATATACAGGTGGGTCGATTGGCCCGATAAGTAACTCTATATCGAAGGTAAAAAACGCCAATGGCGGTAAAATGACTGAGGAGCAAATTAGAGTTATTGCTTGGCTCACAATGAAGAACAATCAAATTATTGATTTTGCGAAAACGTTGTGGAAAAGTGAACCTCCAAAAGAAATTGCTGATATTATTAAAAAATATACTAAATCAAAATTACCCAACTTTTTCATCTATGCCAAAGACAAAGACCCGGATACCCAAGTAGAACCGACTAACAATTCTACGATGAATCGTATATCAGCTAAAATCCCTGCTTCCAGAATCCGCTATAATAACAAAATTGGGAAGTTCGACTGGACGATGCTGATAAATAAATCAGTCGATTATACTACTAGAGAAAATTCTCCAATCATAGAGCGATATAATTGGTGGATGCGGAATCAGCGTCGATTTGATTATGGCGATGACCCGCATATCAACGAGGATGATTTATATAAATATCGTCGCATTGCACAAGATATAATGGAATATAGCAATGAGCCACTAGATGTTGTGGTCAATAGCTTGGTGGCTTATTTATATACGGTCAAAAAATCAAGCAATAAGAAAATGCTGTGGGCTTGTTTTGGTTGGACGATTGTAGAAAATTTGAGAATCAATACGGCGCAACTTAATCCAATCTGCCCCATTTGCGGCAAGAGGTTCAAGCCGCGCAATGTATGTCAGCATTATTGCTCAGAGGAATGTTATAAGAAGGCAGATAATCAACGGCGTATTGAATCGCGTGAAGCCCCACCTGTCCGTACGGGGGACATGTTAAAACAGTAGGAAATATATGGATAAAATGAACCCACCACAATATATTGTGGTAGACTAATAGGGAAAGGAACGATATAATTGCATAAAAATAAATATCCTCGGCTTGGAAAAGCCGATATGAGTAAAGAGTTACGACGGCGAACAGGCGTTGATTCTAAGATTATTGAACTAGTGTTACGAAATTATCACGACATCATTCGTGAAACCCTACAACATGGCGTAGAATATTCTTTGCCTGATATTGGCGTTATTACATTCCGTGATCATTCACCTAAGCCAGCTGGTGAATATTGGAATGGTTTCCAAAAGCGGCGTATGTACTATCCTGACAGAATGGGATATTATCGGCTGGAATTTAAGGCTGAGAAACATATGGCAAGTGCTGTTAAAAGCGGCACGTTGTATGGTAAAGGCTCGACTAAAGAAGAATGGGATGCTTGGGTGTTAGAGAATTATCCAGATAACCCCAAGTTTATGAAGGAAGAAGAAGATGGCTGAACATAATAAGCTGAATCAAGAATTTTATGCTTATGCTGGTGGATTGCTCAATGTATCACCACAGACCGCCAAGAAATATTGGATGGGGTTTGTTGATACTATTATTCATATCCTTCATTTTGATGGTAAGTGCCAAATGCCAAGCGTAGGTACATTCACACTGGAAGAATTGCCTGAGCGCAGAGTGATGGCTAAGAATGAACAGGGTGAACTTGTTGAGCAAATTAATCCAGCTTGGTTTAAGATATTATACAAGTACAATGAGGATTTTCTTAATAATGTCAATGGGCGCGGCGTTACAAAGAAATATCGTAGGCGCGTCCGTGAACGTAAGTTGACACCAAATGATCTCAAGCTGATAACTCAAGCTGAAATGGAACGAACGGCAAAGCGAACATTGAAGCAGATGCAAGATGACCGTATTGAGCAAGCAAAGCAACAGAGTTATGATGATTTTATCAATGTAATCAACAAGAAAAAAGAAGATTATGAACGGAAAAAGAAGGAAAAGGAACAGAAATTGAATGAATCTACAGAAGATAAGACAAGCAACTGAGCTGCTAAATAGCAAGCTAATTGATTTGCAGGAATGGACGGCGCGTTGTCTTGGTGAAGATTATAGGGGCGTTTGGAGCGAGGAATATCTACGCAGATGTGCTGTATTTGTCCGCAATATGCTAAATGGCGCAGACGATTATGAATCAGATGAAAAAGATGCTGAGATTCTATCACAACTTAGAGAGGCTAAGCAGGAACTAGAGAAAGAACGTAAGAAATTACAGAGCGAGAACATCCAGTATGTTCAAAATCAGAGACTTGACGCAAGAGCAGACTTGATTCAAGAAAAGATTGCTGAGTCAATTAAGAATCTTGAACCGTTTACTATTCGCAATTTCAACAAGTTACCACAAATGAATGTAAGTGGACTTCTTTGTATTTCTGACCTTCATGCTGGCTCGACTTATGAAATCAAGGGTGCATATAATGAAATTGTAAACAAGTATAATTTTGACATTATGAGGGCGCGGCTTGATGGATTGCTTAACAAGATGTGCAATGATGACAACTGCATTTGGCTTGATGATATTACGGTTGCTGTGCTCGGTGATTGTGTAGAAAACATTCTACGCACATCTAGTCTGACTAAGTTGAGAGAGCCGGTCATTGATACGGTTATCAAGTTGTCTGAATATCTAGCCGATTGGTTTGTTGAGTTGCATGATAGACTTGAAATTCCTGTTAATGTGGTGATGGTTGGTGGCAACCATGATATATGCCGTCCATTGACATCTAAGACACAGTTTGAGGAAGAAAATCTAGGTAAAATTATTGTATGGTATCTACAAGAGCGGCTAAAGTCAGTAGATGGTATTACAGTTGATGATTACACAGATTGCGCTATTAAATACATTAAGAACAATGCAATCATGCTTCATCATGGAGATGGTGGTGATATAGCTGAGACGATGCGATATTTTGAAAATTTATATAATATCGATATTGACGAGTGCTATGTTGGACATTTACACCGACAAGAAATGAAGAACGCTGGCATTACTGAACTAGGTGATAAACTGTGTTGGCGCGTTGGTTCTGTATGCGGTGTTGATGGATTTGCCAAATCTATTCGTAAGGCATCAAGACCGTCTTGTATGTTTACTACGTATTCAGAAGATGGTGTAGAGTGGCGTAAAACATTTTATCTTTAACATTGACAATTAATAGATTTTGTGATATAATACAACCATGGAATTGCGGCTAATATCTGCGGAGTTAGCCTTGGCTTGGGGATGCGTCCTACAAGACCTATAATAGAGGAAAAGCCTGAACGCTTTTCGCTGTCATATGACAGAATTTATTTTATCGGTAGCGTCAGTTGCAAATGGCGCTACCACCCTTAAATTGATTCATTCTCTGCTAGGTGATAGCTATGGCTGTGTTAATCATGCTTGCGGGGCGATTGACCCACATAGCAGAGTTGAATATATCTCATGTACCATGCGTACAAGGAGTTCTTGGAGTCGTTAATAGCGGCTCTTGCAAAATCCTATCCTTGACGATAGGCGTATAGCAACAGGTGTGTTATACGAGCGTATGAAGCATATGGCTCGGTTGCCTTTGAGTGATATGTGGACGTTAATCAAAGGTTTGCGGTATACCATATGACAACAATGAAAACCGCATCGCCATTAGAACGATGCAAAGGCGAGATGTGATGGCATCTAAGACCCATTGCACCATAACACCGAGCGACACGGCAAGAATATGTTGCACTTGTAAAATAATAAAACATAACAGTGAGTGGCGCTAGATGCCCGATGGCGCTTTATAAATGGAGCTTTAATGAAATGTTTGTATCTAGGCATATACTGTAACTGCCTGTCGCTACTACTCATTGGCGGCTATGAATATCCGAAAGGAGGTCACTACTATCTTGAATTATCCACTGGTTTATCCGAAGCATAATTAAAGAAAGGAGGTGACAGAGCCAATCGGCTCATATCTACAATAAGCCCAACTCAATGGGAACTGTTGTTTAATTGAATATTGAACCTTGACAAATACGAAGCAGCTGAGAGCAATCTTGGCTGCTTCGTCATATTTATAGGAAAATAAACGGAACGGAAAGGAATGAGAATATGTTTTGCCCATATTGTGGCAAAGAAAAGCAAGATAGCCAATTCTATAAAAGCCCAATCAAAACGGGCGAATATATTAAACCATGTAAATCATGTGTGACTGAACTATATAAACAAGCTCTTGAATCTACTAAAGACCAAGGCGCGGCATTATGGTCAACCTGTATGCAGACTGGCATTCCTATGAGACGCGCTGAATATACGGCTTGTCTTGATACGCTAGAAAAGGCGGCTAAAGGCAAAAAGCCTAGTATATTTATGTTATATCACACATATTTGTCTACATCGCCTGATAAATTAACAGGTGTATGGGATAGTGATATGGAGCTGTCTAATTTCAAGGATTTGGGCGATGTGGCTAAAGGCGAAACGGATGAAGTTGCGCTTAAAGCAAGATGGAATCGTCAGTGGGGTGCTGATTATGAAGAATGGGAATATCAGTGGCTCGATGATATATTTGAACGATATACCGAAGAAATCCTTGATATGGATACAGCCAAAGAGATGACATATAGAAATCTGTGTCAAGCAAATCTGCGTAAATTCAAAGACCCTACAGATAAAGACGCTGGTGATGAAATTCTTAAATTGATGAAGGTGCTAAAACTAGATCAATTTAAGGAAAATAAGCAGAGTGACACTGAGAAATTCATAGAACGCATGGCATGGAATATTGAGAATACAAAACCATGCGAATGTGAGGATTTGAATAAGTATAAGGATTTTAGTGGATTTGAGCCGACTTGGAATCACATCATGAGAAGTTTGAAAAATCTATGCGCTGGCTCAAAAGATTATCCAGACGTCCCTATTGATGAGCGATGATTGGTGGTGATATGAGATGAAGAGTCAAATGGGAGGGCTTCGTAGGAAGTTCATGTCCAACCACTTAATCACGACCGAGGCATGGTCTGGTAAAAACAAATCGGAAGAGAAAGAGCAAAACGCAATAGAGTGGTTGACTCTTTTCTAGTTCCGTAGGAATTGGCACATATATGTAGATATGGTACTTGGCATTAAGTTGAGGCTATTTCAGATGGTTATGATATATCTAATGGGTATATCACCATTCTTTTATGCAATCTGTTCCAGAGGTTTGTCAAAGTCATTTATGGCTGGACTTGGAGCAATATGCAAGATGAATTTATATCCGTATAGCGAGATTGTTATTACATCATCTACCGTTCAACAGGCTAATAAATTGGCTGATAAAAAGATACGCGATGAAATAATTAAGAAACTCTCAAGTTATTTGCTATACATGTACGAACATGAGTATATAGTTATAACAAAGCCAGATGATGGAACAAAGATAGAAAATAAGTTAAATGGCTCAACTATTGTTGTACTGCCGTGTACTGAGGCAAGCCGTGGTGAACGTGCAACATTGCTTATTTATGAAGAGGTGCGTTTGCTTAAAAAGACAATTCTTGATGCGGTCTTTGAAAAGATGCCACATCCAAGACAGGCTAAATATATGGACAATCCTGTTTATGGGAATAATAAACGATGGATTGAAGAATGTCAGCGTATCTATATTACGTCTGCAAGATATAAATATGAATGGTTTTGGCGTTCTTTCAAGAATGTATTTACTCAGCACTTTATAGATAAGCGTGTCAATCACAATGTTTTTGCTGGTGATATTTTTATGGCAATAGACAATCGCTTAAAAACGTGGGCTGATTATCGCAAAGACAAAGCGGAGTCTGAGATGGACTGGAAAATGGAAGACCTTAACCAGATGATTGGTGAGGCCGAGGATGCGTTTTTCACATACGAACAATTCAAGACGGCACAAATTTTACAAAACTGTTTTAGACCTCTTACATACCTAGACTTTTTCTCTGGCGAACAGGTCGATTTTCCGGAGAAAAAGGAAGATGAAGTGCGGCTTGTTGTAGTCGACTACGCATTTTCCAACACTACCGGTTGCACAAAGAACGATAACACTATTATCACGCTCATGTCGGCACATTGGGATAAAAAGAAAAATCGGTTTGAACGTCATATTGATTATATAGAGGGGCACGACGCTTCTGACACAATAGGTGCATCTGATAGAGCGAGATACTTATGGTGGGTATATGATGCGGATTATCTATGTCCTGATGGACGCTCTGGCGGCGAAGTTCTATTTAATCATATGACAGAGCCATTGTCTTGGCCAGAATTAGGGCTTAGATGGAATAAGCATGGATTAGGGCTTGCAGATAAATACCAGATGGTTCCGCAAGCAAAATTGGATGATTATAGAAGCCGTGTCGTCGATAAAGATGCTGTTCCAGCTATTATACCTGTGATAGGCACACCGGAGCTAAACTCTACTGGTTGGTTGTCGTTACGCAAACAGCTTGAAACCAATAATATGAAATTCCTTATTTCTATGCAAGATTATCAGAACGAGCTAACAGATAGCGGTGAATATTATAAATATACTGCTGAAGAATTGGCTAATCAGCTTGAGCCGTATGGTCAAACAGATATGACAATCATAGAGGCAGTTAATCTAAAGACGGTTATTAAGCAGGATAAAATCAAACTAGAAGAACCGCGCAATGGTACAAAGGATAGAATCGTAACTATTATGTATGGTAATCATATTATTGATTTAATTGAGAACGCATGGCAGCAACAGTTACAAGAAGATGAGTTTGATATAGATTCCATCCAGTTAGTATATTAGTATTTGCCTATGAAGCGGCGGCTATGTTGGTGTGTTGCCGTGGAGGTACTATTAGGGTTGTGTGGTATCCAAGTTTCAACTTAGGCTTAATCAAAAGCCGAAAATAAAAACACTCAAAAATATAAAACGAGCGGATAGGGAGGATAAGTAGCTCAATGAACTTTGGCATACGTTAATGAAGTCCATAATCTAACTGCTCTAATATATAAACAATAAAACAAAGAAAGGAGGTTGAAGATGCCAAAAAATAATGAAGATGTAAAGCTGTCTAAAAATGACCTTCAGGATATTATTGATTTTAGTGCAGGTTTGATGGCGGTTGATAATTTTTACTCACCATTTCTTAGCAATCAGCTATTGACCAATCTAAACAATAATCCGCGTCTACCTAATGCAGAGGCGGTAAAAAAGGCGCTCAATGACTACAAGAATAGCGGCGCTGATTTACAAGGGTTTGTAGAATTTGCATCAGCGTTTGATATGATTTTCAAACGCACTCTATATTCTTATGCAAATGCGCTATCTTTCGACCTTCAGATAACGTGTAAAAACGCATATACAAAGGGCGACTATGAATCAGAGGAATATAAGAAAGACCGGCAAATAGTAGATAATTTCTTGACAAATTTTGACTACAAGAAAGAATTTTATAATGTTCTGCTAAATGTCTTAAAGCGCGACTCATATTTTACTTGGTTCAGAAAGACTAAAAGCGGCAATCGTGGAAAGATGAAGTATGCTCTACAAATCATGCCGCAGGATTATTGTATGCTTACAGGGTACTTTGAAAAAGGACTACTATGGTCTTTTAATGTACTGTATTTTATACAACCGGGCGTAGATATTGAGGGGTTTGACCCAAGTCTTAAAAAGACGTATCTTGATGCGATTGAAAATGCGAAGCTAAATTACAAGCCGTCTGCGCCACTTGATAAGCGTAATGGTAGTTATGCTTTATGGGCAGATGTATCACCACTTAATGGTGCTTACGCTTGGAAATTTTCTACGGACAACTTTGCTAGTAATCCATTCTTAGCACCGTATGTGGCAAATGTTCTACGTAGTGATGAAGTTGGTGAATTACAGTATAATAAAGACCTTATCTCTGCGGCTGGTATTTTAGCTGGCGAGATTAGATTGTTTGATTCAGCAAAGTCAGGCACGAAGGCTAATCAATTTTCTATTGACCCAAAAACGCTTGGAGCATTTATGCAAAAGGCGGCTAATGGTCTAAAGAATACTGTCAAACTGGCCGCTATGCCACTTGAGAATATCAAGTTCTTCCAATTTGAGGATAAGAACCCCAATAGCTATACAAATGAGCTGACTACAACGGCTGGTATTGGTACTGGCATTAGCCGTGTTATCTATTCGTCTGATAAGATGAGCAATGCTGAACTAGAGGCGGCACTCAACGAGGTTTATCAGACCATGAAGCCAATGTATGCTCAGTTCAATAATTTCCTTGATTTTTATGTAAATCAAATGACAAGTAAATACAAGTTTAAGTTTGAGTTTGTTGGCTCTAACTATCAATTTGAGCGAGATGCCCGATTTGATAAGATGATGAAGATGGCTGATAAGGGGCTTGTGCTCAATTCGTCTGCATGGGCCAGTGCTGTTGGTATGAATCCTGTTACATTTGATAGGATGCTTGCCGAGAGTAAATACACTGGATGGATTGATAAGTATTCGACTATGATGCTTAACGCTAATACATCGTCTTATAAAGATAATGAGGGTGGGCGCGAACGCAAGAACGCTAGAGATTTGACAGATTCAGGCGAGGCAAGCCGAGAAACATTAGAGGAATGATATTATGATGTTATCAGAAAGAACAAGTGAAGCCCTAGATATTCTAGTTGGGCAGTATTTCCAGTTGAATCGCACATTCGACCGTTGCGTGTCGTGGATGGAAGTAAAATTTGCTATGCCGAACGCTGCAAATATTATCCATCATAAGCTGGCGCATCTTTGGCCGCTTATGGCTGACACTGTAAGCGACTTTAAGCATCAATGGAATATTACTACATATTATCCTGAGACGCGCGGCGATAAGCGCACATATGATAATCTTGAGCAAATGATGGATACCATGCTTAGAGAAACGCTTGACCTATATCAAGTTATTAAGCAGACGTATTATATTGCCAAAGAAGAAAAAGATTTCAATGCAAATGCTATGCTACAAGAGCTTATGCAGGATATGAATAAAGTTGTAGCGCAGATTATTCTATTGGATGATAAAGCCAAACAAATTCCAACAGAATATGATGAATATGACCGTCATATTGACAGTTGGGGAATTGTTGGGTTGGAGGATTATCAATGATTATCCTTGGAATCCCAAGAAATCCAGAAGATTATTTCATTGCAGATAGCGCCTTAGCATGGGAACTTGATAAAGCTGGTTTTTCAGCTAAATACCTAGATGATGACGCGCACTATTATAAGCGAAACGCAAAATTACTAAAATGGTTAAGTAAGAATGGAATAGAAGGATAATACGCTAGAAAGGAGGAATCTATGATTGGAAACAGTCAAGAATATTGCCGCAATTTTAGGAGCAATCCTTTCTTTGTCAGCGGTCATTACCTTATGTTGCAAACCTATTAAACTATGTATTGCGAATGCTCTAAAAAAATATCAAAACGAACAAGATGATAAACTAAAACAAAATACCCTTAAAGCGACCCTCAAGAGAATTGAGAGTAAGCTAGATGCAACTGTAGCATATACAACTGAGGCGTGTCGTGGTGAAATCAAAAATATATTCTATAAATATATAGAAAACAAGACATTGCCATATTATGAAAAGATGCATATGTTGCATATTGAGGATATTTATGTCAATAAGCTGCAAAAGAACCATTACACTAAGGGGCTTATTGAGGAAATGAAAACGTGGTCTGTTGACTATACCGGTGTTGATTCACAAAATGTCAATTAACCATAAATTGGCGGCTTGGGCATAGTGCTCTTTGGGCCACCGTAGACGGGATGAATATCTCGTTATATCCTTGAAGAAAGGAGGAAGATAATTGCAGAAAGATGTAAAATTTCAGCTTGAAGATGCTGTTGAATATCCTGAATGGTGTGATAATTACCCAGAGCATAAATTTACTGTATTTAAGTGTTGTTTTTTAAGCACTAAGCCAAATGCACATAAGTTAGATATTAGTAATGATGTGTTACGGCGCGACGCTCAATCTATTCTTGGTAATATGCTTGTGGCGAAAATTCAGAATGGAGATGCAACCACGCACTTACCTTCAGAAATTCAGTATGGTTATTTTCCGCGCGAACAAGAGATTGAGTTTGTTGAGGAAGATGGCATTACCAAAGCATATGCTTATGCGGTTGTAAGCAAACACTATAGTAAGGAACTAAACAATATCTTTGAGTTTGATAATCTTCGCAATAGCTCTGTTGAAATGACAGTAACAATGGATAAAGACGAGGATGAAGGCAAGGTTGTAGCACTAGATATTTTTGGATTAACTGTGCTTGGAAAAGCCATAAATGGCAGTTGTCCCGATGCAGATATTAAAATGGTGCGATTCTCTACTGAGGATGCGGATGCTTATTTTGCTAAATCTGATTCTTTATCTAATCTAAAGCAATTTGTCGAAGAAAGGAAACAATCAATGGCTGAAAAATATGTAAACCATCCTATCAATACATCTAAGGATGCTGTATATACAGGTGAATGGGATGGCGATGAAGCAAAGAAAAATTTAGTCAAAGAGAAAAATTATAAGACTCTAGCACCCAAAGTGTGCCTCAGACTTGAGGAAGGCTGGGAAGATAGAGAGGTAACCAAGCTGGGTTACCCCGTCATGGGATTATATGACGGTGAGTGGCGTTATTCAACCAAAGCTCTATCATCTGCACTAGCATATGCAAAGCAGAATGATGAGACTGAGGTTGTAAATAAAATTAAGGCTATCTATAAAAAGTTAGACCTTGATGACGATTCTGAAAGAAAGGAGGACAAGAAAATGGCTGAAATTGAATTTAGCGCGGTTAATATTGGCGATCTTTGGGGTATGCTTTGGGCTGCTATTGAAGAACGCCAGAATTGGGAATATGGCATTCAGGGTATCTATGAAGAAGATAATCAGAAGTTTGCTATTGTTACTGATCGTGCAAAGACTATGTATCGACTCGATTTTAGTCTGACTGAGGACGGTCTTACTCTCGCAGATGAGGTTGTTGAGGTCAAGCAGGAATTTACTGAGACTGATAATATCAAGAGATTTGCTGAACCTGAGAATGTTGCTGAATATCGTCTAGCTGATTGTGATGATTGTGAGGATAATGACCCCGATGATGACGAGGATGATGAGCATGAGGAAGAAATGTCCGCAGACGAAATGAAAGCAAAGATGGCTGAACTCGAAAAGGACATTGAATCTCGTGATAATATCATCATGGAAAAGGATGCAGAACTAGAAGAACTGCGCAAATTTAAGGCAGAAGTTGAGGAACAGCGTAAAGCCGCAACCGTTGAATCTATCATGGCTGAATGTAAGGAATATATGTCTGACGAGCAATATAAAGAAATGCGTGAAGAAGGCATGGCTTGCAATATGGCTGAGATTGATGGTTGGACAAATAAGGTCAAGGCTGTATCTTTCTCTGCTGTGAAGAAGAATGTAAAGAAAAATAATGATGGGCTGTTCCGCTTTGCGGCTCCTATCGACAACAACAAGAAATCCAACTCTGTTTGGGATAGAATTTAATTTATTATAAAGGAGATTATATAACTATGGCACATACTATCTTTAATGGCACTCACTGTGCTTACTGGGATGTGGACAGCTACAATATGGTTGGTATTGCGGCTGCTGATATTGATAATGGCACTTTCCTAACTCTTGGCGATATGAAGCTCAAGGACGCTACTGGCGGTTATGAATTTACTGTTTCTGCTGGTAAGAACGCAGACCTTATTGCTGGTACTCCTGAAGTTGGCTATGGCCTTGAAGCACAGATTTATGCCGACCCTCGCTATTTCACCAACAAGGCTGGCAAGCCCATCTCTGTTAAGCGTCTAGTTAAGGGCGACTGCATTGAAGTTTCTGCTGACGCTTTTACTGCTGTTCCTGATGCTGCGCATCTTTACGCTACTGTTCAGGAAACTGGCAAGCTAACTTCTCAGGTTGCTGCTACCGGTGCTGACTTCCAGATTCTTTCTACTCACACCATCGATGTTGGTGGCGAGCTTGTTAAGACTTGGATTCTAATGAAACTAGCTTAATCCATAGAGAATAAATTTATATAAAGGAGATTATATAACTATGGCGATTTCTAATGAACTAATCACCTTTGCCAAGGGCAATGCTGATTTTTATACTGCTTTTGAAGATTACCACAACCACAAGGCTGATGCTGAATGGCATCAGAAGATGGGTGCATACGACGTTTCTGTTTCTCTTGCTGAGAAGTCCGAGAAGGTTCGCTCTGCTTATTTTGCAGAAATTGAAAAGATGTCCAACTGCCCACTAACCGAAGCTAACCGCGACGCATGGTTTGCCAACCCTGTTGTTCGTTGGGCAGAGCTTGCCGTTGAGAACGCAATTCTTAACACTATTCTTCCCGGCTATGTTTCTAGCACTTTTGCTCCATTCGTCAATATGCGCCTAACTGGCTATGCTGACGCTATTCACGTTGAGATTCCTGCCCGTACTCTATACACCAACTCTAAGGGTGCAAAGGGCGAACGTACTTCTTTCCGTCAGAGAAAGTTCCGTGGCGATATGGTTCTAACTCCTGTTGAGCATCTAATCACCGCTTATGTTGATATGGCGCGTGTATACGCTCGTAAGGATGACCTTGCCGAGGCTATACGTAATGTCGTTATCTCTGCTGAGATCGGCATGAACAACGAAATTATTAACGCTCTTAACACTGGTCTAAATGCCGCTACATATCCTGCACAGTTCAAGGAAACTGGTGCGTTCGATGCAAAGAAGCTCGTTCAGCTTGCACAGCGCGTTCAGGCTTATAACCAGATGGCGAAGCCTGTCATCCTTGGCACTGCTGCCGCTCTTATGAATGTTCTACCTGATAGCGCTCTTGGCTATCGCATGACTGTTGATGGCAAGGAAGGCGTTGTTTCCTTCGTTCAGAACTTCTATGGCTTTGATGTTTATGAACTTCCCCAGATGCCCACTGGCGCTAACTTTGGTATGGCTCTAAACGATAATGTTCTTTACATTATCAGCCCATCCGTCAATAAGGTTATTGAGGGCGCTCTTAGCACCGCTTTAACCAATAGCAACCAGTTCTATGACAATGCTGACATCAGCCAGAACATGACTCTCCGCAAGGCGTATGACTTCCAGTTTGTAGCATCCGCATACGCTGGTATTTTCACCATTACTGAGTAATCACATTTTGAGAGAGGTTAGAAATAGCCCCTCTCTATTTATAACGGAAATAAGAAAGGAAAATAAAAGGAATGGCAAACACTACTAATAAATCTACTACAACTACACCAAAGACGACTACTAAGAAAGAAACCGCGCCAGCTACACCTGTTGTTGATACAGAGAAGGAACAGCTTAAGGCACAGCTTGCCGAACAGCAGAAGCGCATGGAAGAAATGATGGCGCAGATGCAGGTGCTTATGCAAGCACAGAGCAATTCTACAATGCCAACCAAATCTGTTAACCCTAACAAGCAGATTGTGTTCATCAATATGACTTCTGGTGGCTTAAACCTCAAGGGGACTCGTATGTATCATATTGACAATCAGTTTGGCACTAAGAGTGTACAGGAATCTGAGGCTCGTGTTATTGTGGCAAATATGCCTAATACCATTGCTGATGGATATGTATATATTCCAGATAACGAGTTCCTAGAATCTTGCAACATGGGCGGCGTATACGACGGTATGCTCAATGATGAGCAGATGAAAACGCTACTTAATCAGGACGCTAATTATGTCTGTGATGTATTTGAAAATGCGACTGATTCTCAAAAGCGCATCATTATTGATATGGTGTCAGATAGACAGCTTAACGGTAATCCTGTTGACGCTAATATTCTAGTTCGTCTTGGTAAGCTGGCGGGAGTAGATTTTTTGGATATTGAACCCCTTGATGACAAGGAGTGATAAATTATGGCAACATCATTTGATGTTATTGGACAAAGAGCATTAAACGTAATTGATGACTATAAACTGCGTAAGCTATATGATGCAAACATTGAGCTATTTCACGACAAGATTGATGGTTGGATCGTTAGTTCAGCCGCAAAGTTTATAGAATGTGAGCAACCTTTAACATACGATTCAGAGCTTAGACAATTTGACGCAGATTTAACAGATTTAGAGATTCAGATTCTTGCCGAATATTGGGTAATATACTGGTGGCGCGGCGAGACGGACGTAGCAACACAGATTGCACAAAAACTTAAAGTTCCATCATCTTTCCAGATGGATGGCGTATCCTCGCAGAATTTCAAAGAAAAACAGAACGTCATTGATAAGCTAGAAGAAGATGTAGATAGGTTAATTCACGATAAATACCAGCTCTTATATCTATCCTCCTATAATTATTAAAGAGGGGTGGATATATGAGTAGAACAGACAAGCAAGATAAAATTCATGCTTTATATAAAGTCCTGTTGCTGTTTGAAGATTTAACCAGTCTTGAGCCAACAATCGAAGAAGCCGACTATATAGCATATTGTGAGCGGCTATCTATACGATTTAGGGCGGTTGACGGTGAAATTGCTGATACATTAGCAGGATTAAGCAAAATGGGGTTTGAGCTTACCCATCCTATTATCCGTTCATGTGTATTGCGCATGACGAATAGGATTGAAAGGATGGGTGATTGATATGGCATACGAGATGTTTCAATATCAACCAAACCCCAATGATTATTACCGAGATTTGACGCAAGAATATATAAATGAGCAATGGGACAATACGTCTGCTAAAACGCCTGAGAATGGCGGTGAATTGCTAGAGCAGAATGGAATAGGGTCTAATGAATATAATGCTGTAGAGGCATGGGTTGCGCCTACTGTGGCAACTACATCGACCGGGCAAAAGGATACTATTGATTTCTTACAGCTAATATTTAGAGATATTAACCATTTTGTTGTGCGCGGACTTTACTATAAGTTCGATAGCAATGTGTGGATTGTACATGATTCAGGCAAATTTGATGGCTTGCCTCGTGGCGTTGGTGTGCGCCGTTGCAACAATGTAATGCGGATTAAAGATGAGGTTAATGACGTAATCTTTAGCTCACCATGCGTTGTTGACTATGATATGCAATCACCATCAGCACAGGTAAGTACACCCATCATCACGCCCAATAACCATGCTGTTGTTATGGTTCAGGGCAATGAGGATGTATATAGGCTATTTAAGTTGAATACCAGATATATTCTAGGCGGTAGACCGTTCAAGCTATTATCTTATCAGAATGCAATCAACGCATATGGTGATAATAAGCCAACATTGCTTACTCTTGAGCTATATCTTGATGAGGCTCATGCTGGTGATGATATTGCGAATCAGCTTGCGGATAATAGCTCTATTGATTATCCAATGGATGAAAACGCGCCGTTTCCAATGGGTTAAAGGAGGGCGGTTAGATGTTTAACTCATTAAGTCGTTTACCGACAATACCATATAATATTATGGTATATTTAGCAAAATCGACCGACCCTGTTGCTGAGATATTTTGGAAGATGCTGGCATATAAGGACTATAAGGCATTGAGTCATGAACCACTTACATTTCAACAGAAGATGAAGCTGGTATGGTTATATGGCAAACAGGACACATATAGTGTATTTTTAACAAATCTAATTGAGGACGCTATGGCTGAATCTAAGCAGATTGTTAAGATATACCAATATTATATTCATGCTTCTGAGCTATATACTAGCACAGTGGTCTATGCGTTTGATTGTTTATATGGCGGTCAGATGAGTCTAGTCGAATACAATGGTATTCCTGTCAATCGTGGCGATTTGTTCATTCATTGTATACTATACTTGCTTAATGGCGCAGAAGTAGGCGGCGTAGGTAAGCTCATGTTCTTAAACGATATGAGCCGATACAGTGCAGCCAAATCAACTATTGGCAATAATAAGACATTCACAGGTGTTCAGTTGTATATGGCGGTCAATGTTGGTGATTCTGGCAAGGTGGTAGATTGTGGCGATTGATATTGCCGTCCTTGAAAAAGGATATTTTTATTTCGATAAGCCAGTGCCATATAAATTATCAGATACGACTCATATTGATATAACACCTATATCAGTATACGATAGTGAGGTCTTTTTGTCAAGCTGCGATATTCTTCAAATAGATAAAAATGCGCTTAATTCTGTTGAGATAATACAGATGAGCTATCTTGATTTTTTACTTAAAGTCATGTTGCCTACAGACCAATCAGGATTGATGCTAGATAAATTCTGTAATATCTTGAAATTGTGTCTTGGTATGCCAGATTGGAAAATCAAGATGGATAAAAAAGAAAAAATCAGCATACTTGCGTCAGATGATTCGTTTGAAATCACGGGTAAGCAATTTGATGATATTAAGCGCATTATATTGTATCAGAACGTGCCGCATTATGACGATACCTATATTGACCCAGAGGCAAAGGCAGCAATGCAGGAATTAGATAAACTGAAAAGTGCTAATATCAATATGCCCACACTAGAGCGGCGCATGGCTATTATTACGGCTCATTGCGGCATTGATAAATATACATTGATGCAGTATACAATGCGGTCATTGCAGTTACTATTTGAAGAATGTGCAGGAGAAGTCGAGTTTACAACTTTGCGTCCTATTATGCTATATGCTGGAAAAGCTAAAGAGCTTGAGCATTGGATATATAAGAAAAAGAAGGATAAGTTTGACGATTATTTTACCAGTGTAAGTTCTTATCAAAACAAATTTGGTGGAGAGGCTGGTATAAAAATATCCAACGTGTCTCCTGAAAATTCTGTTGGTGCTAGTTTTGACCAACAATTCAATTCATTTAGAAAAAATTAAGGAGGAAAATATATGAACTATGTAGCTGGCGGCGCTGGCAGAGCATTGCTATTCCTTGGTGAGCAGCTTTATTCTGTTGGTAATACGCTAAATAATAATGCTATTCATTATACCATTAGCGCGGAAGACCTACGCGGTGGTAAGAAGAATTTCCTAATTGCACAGTATTTCCATGACCCCAATATGACTATTGACCTTGAGAATGTTTTCTTCAACTTCAATGAAATTGGTCTAGTCACTGGTAATACTATTGAACAGGGTGGTCTATCCTTTAAGGAGGAGCAGGTTGTTACTGCGGCTGGCGGTGTTGTGACCCCCACCCAGACCCCTGTTGCTCCTGTTGGTATGGAAGGCAGGATTCTTGTTTGGTATAAGAAACCTGCTGATGAAGATTGGAAAGATGTCGCCTACAACAATGGTGTGACCATTCCTGGCGCAATTGTTGGTGAGGTATACTGCATTAAGTATTTCTGGGATAATCCTAACGCAGAGTCTATGACTCTCAATGCAAACAGTGAACCTGCTGAACTTCAGCTCGTTCTTATCCAAGACTTGTATTTTGTCAGCGTTCAGAAGGGCGTTACCACTCCCGGCGCAAAGGCTGGTCAGGCAATTACTATTTGTCCAAGATATAAGCTTAATGGTAACATCGACCTTAACTTTGCGGCTGGCTCTACTGTTGGCACATCTCTAAGCGGTACTGTTCTAACTGTCGAGGATGATTCTAGCTGTGAGGGCGATTATATCTTCGGCTACATGACTCAGGAAATTTTTGGCGCAAAGTGGCAGAATGAAGTTAGAGCTATTGCATTTGAAGATGCTGACATGTCTCTAGCTGCTCAGGGTACTCAGACTGCTGTTTGTTATGTCCTGTTTAACAGTAACAAAGCACCTAAGATTGTCGATAATGCCAACTTTACATTTGCAGTTGAAGATGGTGATACATTCGCATCTGTTGATGCTAAGGGTGTTGTCACCGCTAAGGCAACTGGTAAGGCTCACATTTCCGCAACTCTAAAGGGCGCAGACCCCGGTAATGATCCTGCTGTCGTTGGCTATTTTGAGGTTATTGTAACCGGCTAATTCGTTTAATGTTAATGGGGAGAGATATTCGTATCTTTCCCCATTTTATTACGTTCAAATAAAGTAGGTGAAAAATAATGGATTGTCCATATTGTAATGTAGTAAATTATGACGAAATCCCAACTTGTAACAAGCAAGAGGGGCATCCTATCTGTCCTTATGTGCGGCGTTGCATTGAGCATCACATCTGGAAGCCGCTAGCATATATGGCTAATTGTCCAATCAAATCTGCGCCAACTGGCAATGTACAGTTTGAACGGCATGGTTATCTATATGTACAAGTAGGCGATGAGGTTATCAAGGTAGAAAACCCATATAATTATATTCCAGACAATGTAGAATTAAGGAAATATAAAGGAAAATATAAGGTAATTGTAAAGGAGAATAAGGAATAATGAAGGAAAATATTATGAGCAAAGAACCAGTAGAGATTAAAGAATATGGTATTAAGGTCAATCAGTATCTAACATATAGCCAGATTCAGTCTATTGTTGATGGACTAAAGAAGCTAAATTCATGGGCAGAGCGGCAACAGAGCATTGATATGTGTATCCTCTATTTTGCAACTGACCTTAAAAAAGAAGAGATTGAGGCGCATGACCATGATTATTGGCTCAAGACGGGTGTTATTGAAGAAGTACATGATAGAATTGAGAATATTTTCCAACTCTATGATGCTATCAAGTATGAGGAATCTCTACAGAAGTCTATTACGCAGATTGCAAGAGAATTACCAAGATTTAGTAATAAGGTAGATGAGGTGATGAAGAATGCCTCTATCCCAAGCAAGAAATGATAAAGAAGTCTTAGCTATGTTGCGCAGCCCTATAGCTAATGCTATAAACTATGTTATAGACAAGATACATGATGAAAATATTGGTGCGATACATGATATAGTGTATATGGCATATAGTCCAGAAGAATATGAGAGAACTGGCGATTTTTATAGAGCATGGGACATGGGTGAACCGACTAAGGCATTAAATGAAAGAACGACCAGAGGTGAGTTCACATACAAACCTGACAAGATGAGCATTGGTAGCACAGACCCGAACAGCTCTAGTTATGGACAACATATTGGTTTGGCCGGAGATTTCTATGGACAAGATGCGCGACCTTATCTAGCCGAATTGATATATAATGGCGCAACCGGTTCACTATTTGGCGATGGCGCATTTAGAAAAAAGCGTGACGCATGGGAAGAATTGAATAAGCGTATAGGCAGACGCAAGATGAAACAATGGATGAAAGAGGGGTTGGAGGCGGCTGGGCTTAAAGTGCAAATGCATAATAAAGCCATAGAGGTCACGACAACTAAGGTGGACTAGATATGATTATAGCAGGATTAGATGCTAGTACGTCATCTACTGGATGGTCTATATTTGATAATGGCGAACTCATTGCATATGGCACAATTAAACCAAGGGGTGATGATTGGCATGATAGAGTAATGGGGCTTACTATGGAATTATCAAGTATATTCAGGCAGTATAAACCAACAATTCTCTATGCTGAAGAAGTGCCACTAAAGAAAGGCGCGTCTACCATAGAGAAATTGGGTGCAGTACAAGGCGTGATATTAGCATTATGTGCTGGCTTCAAGATAAAGCCATGCTTCTTGATGCCAAGTAAATGGCGTGGTGACCTTAATCTCTTTGATGGTACTAGAGCTGGTTTGCAAAGAGATGTTCTGAAGAAAAAAGCCATAGAGATGGCGAATGAAGAATTTAGCCTCGATTTGGCATGGGTTGCCCCAAGTAGCAAAAAGAATGAGGATGATTGCGCAGAAGGAATCCTCATAGCCTACTCACAAATAAAAAAGGGAGTGTGATGAATGGCTGGAAGTAATTCTAACTACTCGATTCTGGTTGATGTTCAACTACAGGAAGAGAGTATAAAGAAACAACTTAAGGAAATCCAAAACAATAAAGATACTAAGTTAAATATTGGTGTTACAGCAGATGGCGCAGAGCGAACCAAGAAAGAGCTAGATGGTGTAACTCAATCTACTAAAGATCTTAATACGGAAACAGAAAATATTGCTGTTACTTATCAGCAATTTAGACAAGTTCTTGATTTAGCAACAGGTGCTTTAAGCAGTATGTATGAGCAAGTCAAGAATCTTGATGATGCTATGACCGACTTCAAGAAGGTCAGTGATTTACAGGGTACAGCACTTGATAAATATGTTACAAAGCTAAGTCAATCTGGCAGAGAAGTAGCAAGAACCGGTAAACCAAATCGGTCTGAGCCGGTATGTACAGATGGTAAATGTGCATAGAGAACAGCCCCTAAACCCTTGAAAGCCTCAAGAGCCTTATCACTACAACATGAGGATGAGATATGCCTGAGTGTGAAAATTATTCATTATTAACAATGAATTAGTGCGAAAGCAGAAAGACGATAAGGATGATTCCATGGTTGAAAAACCTAAAGAATCAATGATAAATAATGTATCATAAAAGGGCAGATTGGGCGCGAAGTCCTGATGAGGGATGTGTCAACAGAATATACAGGGCGACCCTCCAAATATATAGGGTAAAGAATTATTCGGGAAGGGCTTGAAAACCCCTTGACAAATTATCTAATATGTGCTATGTTATAGATACTTAAAGGAGGTATCTATCATGTTTGCTTTAATGCTCATTATGTTGATTTTCCCAGCTATTGGTATTTGGACATTATACTGTGTGATAGTTGGTTTATTTGGAAAGCATGATAATCAACAAAATAATCAATCATCTTATCATATTGATAGCCGTGCTAAAGAGGAAGAACGGCGAATCAATGAATGGGGATTAGATGATGATTGGCGTTGGGGAAAGCTATAACATTAGATAATTTATAACCGTCAGAGATGGTATCTGCGGCATCTATGTTCCGCAAGAGCGGATTTAATGATTCAGATGCCGCTATGCTTGCAAAAGTTGCTGCTTCTTATCAGAACGTAGCTGATACGGCTGTTTCAGCAGAAGATGCCGCTGCATCTATTGTTTCACAGATTCGTGCATTTGGTGAAGATGCGAGTTTTGCCACTCATGTTATAGATGCATACAATGAAGTGGCTAATCGTTTTAGTGTAGGAACTAATGACCTATCACAAGCAATGGAAATTGCTGCTAGTGGTATGGCTACTTATGGGAACTCATTCGAACAAGTTATAGGCTAAAACTTGGTCTATTAAAACAACCCTAATTGACTGGAAAACCCTTAGAGCCTTATCTACCAAATTATAACAGTGATGTTATAATGGCAAGAGCAATAAACTTGGTATGGTAAAAAAGATAAGGATTGGGCAATCAGCAGCCAAGCATCTATAGATACTAGATGAAGGTTCAACGATTAGTAAGTCCATTGTCGTTAATGGCGTACCGTCAAGTGATGGGAAATGGGTTGGCATTTATCATGAATGCAAGATATAATCTAATCTTATGTGAGAATATAAGGAGTTGTATAATTTTGGAAAAACTACCATACGATATAGTTAAAGATCGACTATGCAGTTTAGGTTATAAAATGATAACCAAAGAAGATGAATATAAAGACACTCAGCAAAATATCATATGCGAGAAAGATGGATTAAAAAGTTTTTGCAGTGTTTCAGATATCTTAACAAAAAAAGGAACGTCTAAAAGATTCTTTAGTCTTTCTAACCCTTTTTGCAAAGAGAACATGATTAAGCATCTAAATAGTATTGATAAGGATGCGGAAGTGTTGGAGATTAAACAGATACGAAAAGGTGATAAGAAGCGTATTTTACTTACGATAAAATGTTCATGCGGAGAGATATTTACAAGAACATGGGACGATGCAAGAGCCGGTGTTTATGGAACAAAATGTCAAAAATGCGTATTAAAAAGCAGGGGTAAAAGTCATAGAGAAAATATTTCTGAAACCGTAAAAGTCTTTGAAGATCGCGGATATAAGATTATTGGAAATTCTGATGAAATATTAAGAAATGTTCCGATAGAAGTAGAGACTAGCGATGGATATAGGGGCTTTATCTCATATAATAGAATTAGACAAGGAAGAAATTTTGAGATATTTGGACTAAGGCAGAATAAGAAAAATTTTATTCATAACGCTAACGTATGGTCTAAACTTAACGGGATTGGAACAGAAGTATTAGATTTTTGTGATGATAAAAAATTTACCCAGCAAGGCATAAAGTGTAAATGTTATTGTGGCAATGAATTTGTTACAAGTATAGCGTCGTTTCAGAGCGGAAAAAATAAATGCAATGTTTGTTCTGCTTCAAATTCCAGATATGAACGAATGGTAGAAAAGTTATTGCAAGATAACAACATTGAATATATACCAGAATATAGAATAAATAGCTGTAAAGACATACTTCCATTGCCATTTGATTTTTATATAAAGCAATCTTCTAAGTTGATTGAGATAGATGGGCAAGGGCATTATCAACCATGCTATTTTAATAATATGAACGAAGAAAATGCCAAGAAATCATTCGAAGCAACGGTAAAACATGATAAAATTAAAACAGATTATTGTAAAAAATACAACATATCATTATTGAGAATTCCATATTGGGAAATGGACAATGGTTTATATAAAGACAAAATTATACAATTCATAAAGGATTAACGACCCTTTATAAATATCAATGTAGTAACTAGCGGTACAGAAATCATGCAAGGACGCAGCTTAATTTGTGGGTTGCGGTAAAAATATTTTGAATTGACGGGAACATCTTGAAATACTCTATATACTAAATCATAACGGAAACGTGTATGGTGGCAATGTGTAATGGCGGAGGTATAGTAAAAAATATAGAGACATCGAGAAAACCCGCAGCCAAGCATCCTAAGAGTAAGGATGAAGGTTCAACGACCATCCTTTATGGAGTAGGCGCAAGTGTGCCGAAGCGGAATAAGCTATATAGCTAAGATATGGTCTGAACATTATATGAAAATATAAGGAGTTTTAATAAAATGAAAAAAATAACAGAAGAAGAAGTAAGGAAATATTTGAATGAGCATGGTGGTTGGAATCTATTATCAACATATAATGGAATACATGACAGTATTGTTATAGAAAAAGATGGCTATAAAACAACCACTTGTCTTGCGTCTTTTAGAAATAATGCTAATGTGATTATTTTTGGAGTAAGAAATCCATTTTATAAAGAAAATATTATGTTACTTATAAATAGATTAAACCCGAAGGTTATGTTTGTAGATGCTAGAGGTGTAAAAAAGAGCGGGAAACATCGTATCGTTGTTGACATGATAGATGAGAACGGGCATTCTTTTTCTAAGACTATAGAACATATATTAAATCCAAATGAACGATTATGTTGTAAAGTGTGCTCTCGTAAAGAACAAACAGAAAGCCATAGAGAAAAATTTACAAAAAAATGGATTGACAAGATAAATTACGAGAAATATAAATTGATTGATAACCCTGAGTTTATTACAGCGGACACGGCAATAGATGTTGAAGAAATAGAGACGGGGTATAGATTTACTGCAAATATTAGGTCTGTAGTAAAAGGAACATTACAGGCGTTTAATGTGTTTTCAAACAGAAAATATTTTTTATACAATTTAAAAATTTATGGGATTAAAAACGGGCTTCAATCTGCTCCTTTGAGAATTGGAGATATAACATCGTCACATAATAAAGCTGTTTTTAAGTGTAATTGCGGAAACACATTTGAACGTAGCATATACAAATGGATGGATGGAAGAGATTTATGTATAAATTGTAGTCAGGTACAATCATCCTATGAACGATTATTTGAAGAATACTTAATTGATAAAAAATATAAGTATAAAAAAGAATATAGGTTCAATGACTGTAGAGACGAAAAACCTTTACCATTTGATTTTTATATTACTTCGTTTGATTGCTTAGTAGAGATCGATGGGCAACAACATTTTGAACCAACGAAATTTGACGGGGATATCAATACGGCAAATAAAAAATTTTTATTACAAAAAAAGCACGATAATATAAAAAATAATTATTGCAAAAACAAAAATATTCCATTACTCAGACTTCCTTACTTCTGTTTTGAGGATGGAACATGGATAGATAAATTTAATCATTTTATTAAAACCGTTAAGGATTAACGACCCTTAATGAACATATGCACAGGTTGCGCGTGGTTTATCTACTATTGCGGCTCGTATTGTAAAGAATCAAGATGCGCTTGCAGAATATGGCATTACAGTAGAAAATGTAGATGGTAGCTTAAAGAGTACATTTGATGTGTTGTCTGAATTGAAACCTAAATGGGATTCTATGACGGATGCGCAAAGAACGGCTCTTGGCGATACTATCGCGGGACAGAATCAATATAAAGTCCTTGCTAGTGTGATGCAGAACTTTGGTCATGCGGCTGACGCAACCAAAACAGCTTTAGAGTCTGCTGGCTCTGCGGCACAGGAAAACAGTAAATATATGGAGAGCCTAGAAGCAAAGCAACAGGCTCTTAAAGCAGAATTTGAAGATTTCGCAAATCGTGTATTATCTAAAGATTTAGTTAGTGGCTTTATCAATGCCGGTACAGCTATGCTCAATTTTGCCAACAATGATGTTGGTGCGGCTATTACTAGAATTGGTGTATTAAGCACTGGTGTTACTGGTCTAGTTGGCATAGTTGGACAGACGGTTGGTAAAATTGCTGAGATTGGGTTGCAGCTTAAAAATCTAGGCGTTGGTGGCGACTCATTTCTTGGTATGCTTGCTAGTGGCAAAATCGCTCTCATAGTTGGTGGCACAGTTGCAGCTATTACGGCTTTAGTTGAAATTATTAAAGCTGTAAATCAAGCCGTAGAAAATAATAAGTTTGAAAATCTTGTTGCTTCTATGGACGAAGCTAACCAAGAGCTAGAAAATACCAAGACAGGCTATGAAGAAACTAAGGAAAAGCTAGATGAGCTTAATAATACACCATATGATGGTAACGAAGCAGAACTACAAGCAGAACGTGAGCAGTTAGAGAGGCAGATCGAAGCTTATGAAAAGCTGATTGAATTACGTCAGACAGACACAGTTGAGGCAGCTCGTAAAGTTGTAACTGGTGGTAAACAAGTAACTGGCGCAACCGTAAGTGGATTAGGCGTAGATGAATTTGGTAACAAAACACTTACAACTTGGCAACAAACTCTAACTATAACAGATGAACAATCAAATGCGCTAAAGGGAACGTTCGAGTCTGTTGAAGATGCAACCAATGCAGCGTTTGAAGCTCTACATGAGTATGTAGATTCTACAACATATGAGGCATATTTAGAGGCATCCTCTCTTGGAAATTGGAGCGAAGCTGCTGAAATTGCTCAAAATGCTCTTAATGGATTGGGTGTTACAATCACTGAAACAAAGCAGAAGACGATTGATTGGGCACAATCTCAAGGACAGTCATTAGCTAATTGGTCAAAATATACTCAAGATGTTATCACATCTAGTGATTCTGCTACTCAGCAAGTAGGCGAGCTTGTTACATCAACAGAGGATTATTATAATGCTCTAAAAATTCTTGCAAAGAATGGCGAAAATCTTGACCAGTGGCAAGTTGATTTTATCACTAATTGGGAAACGCTTAATAGTGTAGTACAAGATACTGATTTAAGCGGAGCAGCTAATGATGTACAAGAACTTGGTGTAGTAGCAGAAGAATCAGCCTCTAAGCTAGATACCTACATTGCTGCGCTTGACCAATATCGTGGTGCAAATGAAAACGCTGCTGATTCTAGCGGTGTGTTAGTTAATTCTCTATTTGATGCTAATGGGCAATTAACAGAAGCGGCTAAACAGGCACTGTCTACATCTGGCTCTATGGCTAGTATGGCTCAGTCATTTATTCAAGCACAACAGGCACAAGCTCAAGCTGATTTTAGCGCGTTGATACTAGCCATTCAAGAGGTTGGCAATGTTGCAATGATTACCACTAGCCAATTAGCGTCTATGATGGCTATGGCTGGCGTTAGTACTGCGTCTGACCTTGTTGGTGGTAGAGCCGCTGGTACCACTAGCGATATGGAGGGCTTGCGACAAGCTTATTTCCGTACTTTTGGTAAAAGCGCTGATGCCGATACAGCGGGATTTAATAAATGGGTTACGTCTCAAATACAATCGGCTGGACAAAGCAATTACCAAAAGAAGATGGAGGAGTACAAGAAACAGCTCGAATCCATCAAGCCGTTTGTCCCATCTGGTGGTGGCGGTGGTTCTTCTTCAACCAAGAAAGACCAAGAAGAGGTCAAAGCTCAAACCATCAATACCATTGAAGAACTGCGTGAATATCTAACTGATGAATCGACCCGTCTTAAGCTAATTGACCCAGATATTAGTAAATCTGATTTACAGTCAACTCTATCAGAAGTAGCCACTATATATCAATCCTATCAGGATTATCTATCTCAGCTCAAGCAACAGGGATTTGATGAAACAAGTGAACAGTATAAACAAGCCGAGGCTGAATTTGCTCAATTTGTTGAAGTATTAAAAACGCTGTTCACACAACTTGTATCTGGTGGCAAATACAGCGTAGATGAGCTTGTTGGGTATATTGAAAAGAATTGCGGCAATCTATCAACCACCATTAGCGAAATGCTTGGTGGTTTGAAAACAGAAGTTCAATCAACAATGGCATCCATATCTGCTTCTACACATCAAGCATTTGCTTCTGGCGACGCTAATAGTATTATTGGCTCGATTGAAAATGCTTGGGATATGATTAGGTCTATGGGAAGCTCTATAGATGAGTCTTATAGCTCTGCCGTAGATGAAATTATAGCAAAAGCTGAGCAAGAATCAGAGGTTGCCCAAGAAGTAGCGGATAAATACGAATGGCAAAACAAGCTACTTGAGGATAAAATCGAGCTCGAAGAAAAGCTAGAAGCACTAGAAAAAGCCAAACAACGGCGTATACTAGTATATAGCGAAGGGCGCTTCCAATATATGCAAGATGTTGACCAAATATCTTCTGCACAAGCTGATTATCAAGAAACATATAGAGGCATAGAGCAAAGCCAGATTCAAGATATTCTTGGTATGATTGGTGAAGAAAGCTCTAGTTTTTTCACTGAGTATTTTACAGAAGCAAAAGAAAAAGGATATGGCGACATTCCAGACGCTTCAATTCAAAATTATCCAAATGCTCTAAAGAACCACTTAATGAAATTTGTTCAATCTAAAGCTACTGGTAGCGTTTTAGAGAACATGAGCGATGAGCAGGTTGAGAAAGTATTTGGAGCTGCAATGAAACCCGGTGACGCATATGCTCAAATGGTAGCAGCTCTAGCAGCTAAAAATGAAGCGGCAGAAGAGGCGGCTGAACGAAAAGCAGAGTTAAAAAAGCAGATTCAGGAAGAAAACGTAAAATATTATGGCGTTCAAACTGACTTTGGCGAAAAGATAAAGAATGCCCAGTCTCAAGAAGAAGTTGCATATTGGACTAAGCTCAGAGATACCAAGCAACAGATGATTAAGGAATATAGAGAGGCATATGGTGATGAAGCCGCCTCAAAATATTTTGGAACAGATGTTAGCAAGCAAGATACATGGGCATCCAACCGTGACTTATATAAAGAGGCATATGAGTCTGGTAGTGAGGCTTGGAAAACTAAAGTATCTGAGTTTGAGAGACAGCATTATTTTGATAAAAAAGATCAGTACACTGAAAGCAATCCAGATTTAACGGCGGCTCAGTACAACGCGGCGACCGCTGTTGATATGGAAGGATTGGGTGAGCAGAGATTATATGATAAGATATTCCGAGGCTCTATCACCAAGTCTGAGATTCAAGAGCTGTATGATAAATCAAAATCTGATATTTCTAAGGGATACTTGTTGAATCTAGCATCTGAGATGCACAAAGCTGGTTATCAGGGATATGCTCGTGGTACACGAAATGCAGATGGTGGCATATCAGTAGTAGGTGAAAATGGCCCAGAGTTAAGAGTGCTAAATCATGGTGATGGTATCTTGCCAAGTGGCATAACGGATAATCTATGGAAATGGGGTTCTATGACACCTGCTGGCATGCTGGCTTCTTTGGCTCAGAAAGCACAGAGTTGGGCACAAACGCTTAATATCAACAATGTCACACTACCTAATGTGCGAGATGCTCAATCGTTCGTAACAGGGCTTAGAGAATTGGCACAGCAATATGTGACAAGACGTAGTTAACATAACATCATGGTAGCTGTATAGAAATATATGGCTACCATGATTACAATAAAGAGGTGATTTAGTGTTACCTAGTGAAGAATTATTACAATCAATAGATATTTTGGCTCAAAATGCAGTCAAAGATTCAGTTAAGATATATACGGCCATAGTAATCGCCGTAGGTAGCAATGGTACATGTTCAATTAAAGTCAATGGTAAGACGCATAGTAACATAGTATATTATGGTGAAACGCCAAGTATAAACAAGAGTTATAGAGTGTTCTGTCCAAATGGCTCATTAAATCAGGCGTTTATTATCACAGGATTCAATTTGCCGCCATATACAAAAGCAGATGCCGGGAAGGTGTTATCAATAGATTCAGAATGTAATTTGATTTGGAAAACAATACAGAAAGGAGGATGAGATATGGCGTTAACTAAACCTAGTTTATTTCCAATGGCGGCATTTGATGCAACTAAGCCGCAACAGTTCAAGTTCTACTCACAAGGTGGCTCTCAGGTTACAGGCAACATATTAACAATAAAAAATAATGCAACATTGGCTCAAGTATATAAACAGACAGTTACATCATTTGCTTATATTCATACATTACCAGCCAATACATTAGTCAATGGCACGCGATATCAGGCGACAATTCAGACGATTGATGCACAGGGCAATATATCTGTTGAATCTGACCCTATTTTATTCTATTGCTATACTCAGCCTACTTTAACTTTTACTAATATGCCGCCTAGCAATAATATTCCCAATGCGTCATTTGAATTTGAGGTGCAGTATAATCAGGCTGAATCTGAGCAGTTGGCACAATATCAATTCAATCTATATGATGCTCAGGGTGATTTGGTAGCAACTAGCGGAACTAAATATATACAGAGCCAGCCAGTGCCAACGGCTCTAGCATATACATTTTCTGGCTTTGAGGATGGGCTTACTTACCAGATTGAGGTTGTTGGACAGACCGTAGAAGGAACGGTTGTAGAATCAGGCAAGACTAGCATATACATTGTTTATTATGTGCCGCGCGTCTACACAACTATGTATCTAACCAATAATTGTCATGATGGCTATGTAACGATTGAAAATAATATGGCTGGTATTCCGGGTAATTCTAATCCATATCCTCCCGCATATATTGATGGCAAAGAGGTTGACCTTAGAGCTGACGGCTCGTGGGTAGAATGGAAAGATGGTTATGAGATAGCTGGTGATTACACTATGGGTATATGGGGGCGTGACTTCAATCCTAACTCAACTATCCTCACGTTTACTAATGATGATGGCGCAACCGTCAAATTAACATATCGTGAAGAGGGAGAATATGTATGGGTTGAACTCGTAGCTATTCATCCTAAATGGAGGCATTATTATAATATCTTCTCCAATAAGATAGCAAAGCCAGTTGATACAGAATATCTATTTATTTGGAATCGGCGCATCAACAATGTATACGACTTAAAAATTGAGAATAGAGGTGAGACGGTATGATTGCTGTATTAGGCTATAATTTTTGTTCTGATAAAAATGCTATTGACCCTATGCCAACCAACGTCTCACATATCACTAAGACGCGAATTGAGAACGGCATATATGACCATTTTAATGTGAGTAACAATGTTGCAAAGCCATATAATCCAACCATTCCCACTGATTGGGATTGGGAGACGGTCATGGATTGTAACTTTGAGAACAATATTTCTGCTGGTAATGTTGACCAAATTGCTAAGGATATTACAGGTTATAGACTAAAGCGGCGTAAAGTTGGCGAATTTGAATGGACTACAATAAAAGAGGCGCAGATTAACGACCTGTCTGAATTGGCGTTTACATTCACTGATAACTTGGCGCTTAATTTCACTGAGTATCAATATGCTTATGTGCCTATGATGAGCGGTGTTGAGGGCGATTATATTGTAGAGCAGATTGCTACTAATTTCAAGGGTGTATTTATTTGTGATCTAGATACAGTATATAAGCTATATAGCGGTGTTGCATATGGAAATAATGACCAAGTGCGGCAAGTAGGCGTATTCACACCATATGGGCGGCAATACCCTGTTGTTATTAGCAATGGCTTACAGAATTATCAGACCGGCTCGATTCAAGGTAAGGTGCTTCCAGCCGACTTTGAGCAAACAGGTAATATTGATAGACAGGAAATCACAGCTAGAAAGAATACTCTATTAAAGTTCCTAACCAATGGTAAGCCCAAGGTAATCAAAGACTGGAATGGTGAGGCTTGGTGTTTAATCATCACAGGTAATCCCTCAGTATCTTATGATAGCAATTATGGTATGGGCATGTGTGATATTAGTGCAAGTTGGACGGAGACAGGTAAGCCGGATAACAAGTCAGACCTGTTTATGAATGGGCTTATCCAAACGGAGGCATAATATATGGCTCTAAACATTACACAGGATGATTATAATATCCTTAGACAATCATACATTAAGCAATATATTAAGCTAGACCTGTTGGATTTCAACATGAATGTTGTGGATGAATTAAGTGGCAATTTGATTGGATTATCAGTTACAGTTGATGCCAACGCTGATTTGCGGCGTTCATGCGAATGTAGCTTGGTCGTTACAAATAGCTCATTTGAGATTAAGCCCGGTGGTAAGATTTTTCTTGACAAATATATTAGACCATGGATAGGCTATCTTAATATTCGTACTGGTAATATACAATGGTATAATCAGGGCATATATCTAATCAATGCACCTAGTTATCAATATGATGCGGCGACATATACCCTATCTTTCTCAGGACTTGACTTGATGTCCAAATTGACAGGATTGAGAAATGGTGAGTTGCCGGGTGTTCCAACTAAAATACCTATTGGCTCAGATGTGCGTGGGGCTATAATCGCCGCATTGGAATTAGGCGGGTTTAATAAGTACATTGTTAGTGAATGTAAGAATGTAGATGACACCATACAAGAAGTACCATATGATATCGAGATAGCTCAAGGCGGCACAGTATATGACATTCTCAAAGAGCTGTGCGCTATATTACCACAGTATCAGATGTATTTTGATACAGATGGCGTATTTCACTATGAAACAATTCCAACAGGCGCGAACGACCCTGTATTGATTGATGATGATGTGTGGCAGAATATTCTTATTCAAGAATCAGTAAGCACAGATTTTGAGAATGTTAAGAATTATATAGAGGTATATGGGCGTAGTCATGATATTGACCATTTCAGTGATAAGACAACTGTATCAGGCTCAACCGTGACATTGCATATACCGTCATTAACACCAACTGCAACAGGTGGGTCACCATTACAAGAATGGACGGAAATTGGCTTTGTGCCACCTAGCAATGTAACAGGTGATATACAGCTTACAATTACAGCTGGCGCAAGTGAAGCAGAACCTACTACATTAGGCACATATAGATTTGTCAATAAAGATGGCTCATATGTGAACAAACTTGAAAAGGATAAATATTATGTTGGAAAATTTCAAGCGGATGGTACATTCCTAGACCTAGGTCAAGATCAGGCATATGGTATAGCATACGATAATAACCCAAATAGTCCATTCTATGTGGGCAACCCTATTGGCTCTAGCTCAGTTGGTATTATCAGGCATGTATGCTATAGCGGCGAATATGATAATATCACATCTAATGATCTAGCCAAGCAAAGAGCAGACCTTGAGTTATATTGGAGCTGTCGGCTTAACGATAGCATCTCATTAGCTACTATACCAATTCCATGGCTTGATGTCAATATCATTATGAGTCATGCTATGAAATTGCAAGGCGACCCAAAGAAATATATGATACAGTCATATAATGCGCAATATGGTGATACAAATAGTATGACTATATCAGCGTCAAGCTGGTATCCATATTATTTAGTAGATGGCACGCAAGAGCCGGTTGAGCTAGAATATATTATGTCTACTGGTACACAGTTTGTCAGCACGGGCTTTATTCCAAATAATAATACGCGCGTTCAGATGACATTAGCAATGCTTAGTGATGTTAGCGGATATTTATTTGGCTCACATTATACCAACGAAAAAGAAAAGCAGGAAGACCCAGATACATATACTTATTATTCATTACAATATAATAATGGTGTATTTACAATGGGATATGACCAAGAAAATTCTAAGACGTTGACTATAGAGCCGACTCTCAATCGCATTATGGTCGACATGAATAAAAACCAGCTTACTGTTAATGGACAATCTATTCAGTATGATGCAAAAGAATTCAAGATGAAAAATAACATGGCGCTATTGACTTATACTAAAGACGGATTCTTTCAGGCTCCCGGTTTGTCATCATTTTTATATTCATGCAAGATATGGGACAATGGTGTATTGATTAGGGATTATATTCCATATCAAAACAAATTGGGCGATGTTGGATTATGGGATAAAGTGCATAGCGTATTTTATAGCAATTTTGGCACGGGTAAATTTATTGCTGGGCCAATTGTTAATAAAGAATGAGGTGATTAAATGGCAACTAAATTCCCCGGCCAAGTTGATACATTCCCAACTATGCTAGATATTACAGTTGATGATGCTGAGTTGGTCAAGCAGTATCAAGATGCTATGGAGGCTGGTAGTTATGATGTGGCGCAACAGGTATTGGCTCAAATTCCTAATGGACAACAGAAGATTATTTCAGCTGGGCTTATGAATGATGTGTTAGATGGCTTGACAGCTACAGAGCAATATTTTGGCGATAGATATAGCCCCGGTTATATTGTATCTGAGACAAAGCCAACATATCAGCAAGCCACAGATTTTTGGTTTCATGTGACAGGAGCGGCTAATATATGAGTCAAACATGGGTAATTAAAGATACTGCACCCGTTGACCCTAATGAATACTTTTCTGCGGTTATCATTAACTTTACTTCGAACAATGAGAGTTTTACATCATTAGGGGTCGTTGATGGAGGCTTTACGTGTGAGCTACAGTATAATGGTGTAACATATGCTGGAGTCAATCTAGGTGACCCGCAGTCAAGTGGAGTATTCGAATGGGATAATGATGCTTACAAAACCATCATCTTTGACACTGTCCCAACCGGTACTTTATTAGAATGGTTGCAAAAGAATGCAGATTTGATTAAAGATGAAGAAACTCATAGATATCAAGATATACATCTGTCTGATGTCGATTTAAATACCCAGTTCAAGCAGTACATGTCAGCTGGTCAATATGAGGCGGCTCTAGCTATTCTACAGAACGACCAGTTGACAGATAAGACAGTAGTGGCGGCTTTGTTTAACTATGTGGCTAGGTGGCTTGTTGAAGTACAATCAACATCCGACCCCACATTTAAGCAGGATGTAATTAAAGTGTCAAAAACACCTCCTGTTGGCATGGCAACTGGGCAAGTATACTTCAAATTAAAGGAGTGAACAAATTGGCTGAAAAGAAAAATTTTATCATAGATAATTATAATGGCACAGATTATGATACACTATATCCAGAAACGAATAGTGGACAGGTATTATTAGATACTGTAGCACAAGCTAGTACCAATCTTTCATCTGGTTCAACGTTAGATGATGCACTGAATGGTATTACTAAAGATGGCGGCGGCTTTCAAGTTGGCGATACGCTAACAACAGCTAGAAAAAACTTAGGTGACAAATGGCTATTGTGTAATGGTTCACATGTTTTAACAGAAAATTATCCAGAGCTTGGAGAATTGTTTGATTCGAAGGAATTTGATTGGATAGCAATGGGCGACTCCGGTAAGACAATATTGAACTTTGCAACGAATGCAGAACAAACAAATGAGAAATTTTTAATTTCAACAGATGATGGCGTATATTTCGGAAGCGATTTAGTTAATAGTGCTTCTTGGGCTAAATTATTTACCTATACAAATGCTGATGTATATTATCTAAATAACACATGGATAGTAATTAGTGACACTAATTGGAAATATTATTCTGGCAATGAAGTCACGGCAAATAATTTTGCTAACATTTCCGTTCCTAGTTCACCAAGGTACACTTTCGATGATATCGCTTATAGTGGAGACAAATATTATATTTTGTCTAAGTACACAAAAAGCAATAATACAGAAAAAGATGTTTTAATTTATACAGATTTAGCGGTCGTTCCATCAACTGTAGATACTGATTATAACAGCTCCTATCGTAACTGGTCGGCACTGTATCCTGTACCAAATGGGGTAGCGACAACAGGACATATTTATTCATCGACATCACAACAAAACATCCCCATCCTTTTGATAACGTCTGACGGAACAACAGAGTTGTTTACATCTGATACTCCGTATTATGGCCAGATACCAAAACTATCTATATTTAACCATGCACTTTGTTATTTTAACAACAAATATTACATTTATAAATGCACCGATATTTCAACTAGTGGCACAACCACCACATATCACAAATCCTTATATAGCAGCGATACTATTAACGGTACGTACACTGTTGTCCAAAATACCAATTCTACTAGTTATATGAATCATCCATTTGTATTTTCTGATAACTTCTTAATTTCGTATTATGGATGTTATATTGACAAAGAGAATGTTGCGCATCCATGGGATTCAAACCTGTCGACCACAACAGACATCGAAGTTGGCGCAGATAAATATTATGCTACAATTGGTAGTATTGTGTATAGTTGTCCGAAATCACAACATTTTGTATTACCTAGTGTATCTGTTGCAGATGGGTTGTATACCTACATTAAGGCAAAATCAAAAAGTAATTAAACAATGGAGGAAAGAATATGGTTATAACTCCACAATTACCGGCAAGAGCTGGTTATGTAGAAATTGAAACAAGTGATGGAAAGCATGTGTATGTGCCAACTCAGGAAACGATTGATAAAAAGGCACAACAGGCTTTAATTGATGAGCTACAAACAAAATTAGATGAAGCCAATAAAGTTATCGATACTATGATTGGTTTATCTACAAAAGAGGAGGTGGCTGAATAATGAAAAGAATTGCATATGCAGAGCAATTTAGAAAAGCAGTGCAGTATTTCGCTACAACTCTACCAGAAGAAAAGGCGCTAGTTGTATCTAGCATCTTTGATGAATGGGCTGTTAATGTAAAATATGTAACTGGTGACTGGGTAGCATATGGCGTTAATGCTGTAGGCGACCCACAGTTATATCAGGTGCTACAAGATCATACATCTGCGGCTCAATGGACACCAGATACGGCAACTAGCTTGTATAAAGCAGTTGGCATTGACCCAAGTGGCATTCCTCTATGGGTTCAGCCACTAGGCGCGACCGACGCATATAAGCTCGGCGATATCGTCATGCACAAGGGGAAGAAATGGAAAAACTCCATTGATAACAATGTATGGGAACCGGGCGTATATGGCTGGGAAGAAATAACTGAATCCACAGGAGATGGTGGAGGCGGTAGTACAACTGAACCAGAAACCCCACCCGCTGAAACAATCCCTGAATTTGTCCAACCAACAGGAGCCCATGACGCATATAAGAAGGGCGATAAGGTCAAATTTGAAGGCAAGGTATATGAAAGCTTGATTGATGCCAATGTATATAGTCCATCTGCATATCCTGCTGGATGGAAAGAAATTACTGAATAATAGGAATATAGGAGGAATATAAAATGGATTATACTCAGATTATTGTTAGCGTTCTTAGTCTTATCGTAGCTGTTCTTACTGGTGTTCTTGTACCATATCTCAAGCAGAAATATGGCGAAACCAAAATTGCCCAGACACAGCAATATGTAGATATTGCAGTCAGAGCCGCAGAACAATTGTTCAAGACCGAACAAGCACAAGAGAAAAAGGCATATGTTGTCAACTACCTGTCTGAGCACGGCATCAAGTTCGATACGGCTACTATTGAGAACATGATTGAATCCAGTGTCCTACTTCTCCATAATGAGCTATATGGCACTAAGCAAGAGGAGAATAAATAATGGCTGTATATATTGGTCAAGCCAGCATTGATGAAAATGGCGGTATCAAGAATGGTCAAGCTGGTAATCAATCTGGTCGTGAGCTAAATAAATCAGGTTGGTATAGTGGTGGTTGGACATTGCTAATTCGAGCCAAAGACCCAAAGACGGCTGAAAAGATGGCTAAAGCGTGTGAAGCTGGTGTAGCTAATAAAAATATTGGCTATGACCAATGGCAAAGAAATACGCTTAGAGCCGAAGCAAAGAAAGCTGCTTGGAGTTTAGCCGCAATCAAGACCCCATGCGAAACAGACTGTAGTGCATTTATGGCTGTTTGTGCTGAGGCGGCTGGTGTCAATATGGACGTAGCATATACTCAGGGTAATGCTCCTGCTACATTCCAGATGAAACAGCAATGGGCTAAAACAGGCAAATTTGAGATGATTACAGATAAGAAATATCTAACATCTAGTGATTATCTCAAGCGTGGCGATGTGCTAGTTAATGAATCTAGACATACTGTAATGGTTCTTAACGATGGGTCTAAAGCTGAGAAGATTGACGAAAAGCATGAAGCAAACAAAGCAAAAGTAAAGAGCCGCTTTGGATTTACTGATGCTACGGTAGATTGGCTAGATACATATAAATACAATAAAGACCTGATAGATAAATTAGCTAATAAGGGATGATAACCCATGCTTAAACTTAGGAATAAGCGAAGATGGGCTAAAGGAGAAATGAGCCGGACGATAGTAATATACTGTCTCCGGCTCTTAACTTTAGTAATGATATGGGCAGCTTGCTTAAAGACATATGCTGTTATACGTTGGGGCGAGACAATTGGATGTGACCTTAGCGATGTGCTGATATATGCAGCTGGTGCTTTTGGTTTTGAGTTGATTTCTCTAGCATTTAAGCGCATCTTTGCTAAAAAAAATGAAAATCCAGATGAATATAGTTGATAGGATGTGATAATATATGGCAACAATCAGAGCTGCAGATGGTGGCTATCTATTAAATTCAGACCAATTTAATTATACCAAGGATGCACAAGGAAGACCCGTGCTTAATGTAAAAGGTGTAGCCGGTGCTGGTGGTGCATCAGGAGATTTCAAGTCAGATGGCACAGTGCCAATGAGTGGCAACCTATACATGAATGGTAATAATATCATGGGCGTTAAATCCATTAGCAATACAGATAGCGGTATGGCGATTGAATCAGATGTCAGCTTGAACAATCATAAAATTACTGACCTGCTCGACCCAGTTGCAGACCAAGATGCGGCAACTAAGGCGTATGTAGATGGTCATAGCCTACTTGGCGATGATGGTATGGTTGATAGTGACCTGAATATGAATGAGCATGGTATTGTCAATGCTCATAGAATCAGCACAGACGGCCCAGCTCCATTATATATTGGTTCGACCATTGAGGCAACCGGTACAAATGCGCCTAGATTAACCGGCTCAAATGATGGAACAGCAGCATTCGTTAAGGCTGATACGCAAGCTACTTATGTACCTGTCAGTGTAGGTGCGCCAACATCAACAAATCACGCCACTACTAAAGAGTATGTAGATGGCAAGACGGGTGCAATCCAAGCTAGTGCATTGCTCAAATCAGGCGGTACTATGGTAGGTAAGCTCAAGCTAACAGCTGAACCAACTGAAGATAATGACGCAGTTGATAAGGCGTATGTTGACGCTATTTTACCAGCATTTACAGCTGATGACAACGATAAGGTGCTAGGTATTGTAAATGGCGCATTAGCATGGGTAGCTAAAGCATAATATAGAGAGGGGAATAAAATATGGCTAATTGGTGCGGAGGCATTAAGCTAGATAAAAATACACTCAAGATTATTAACGGGGTGATTTGTGATGCAAATGCAACAACTGGTCTTGATGGGCGATTTTTCAAGGTAGTCAAGGGCGCTGTTACTCTACAAGAGGGCTTCCTACTTACTGTTGACGTAACGCCAAAGGACGCTATTATCACCGTGACCGACGTTGATGGTACAGAGGTTGACCCAGTTGCTGGTAATGCTAAGCAGTTCCTACTAAGCGGCATTGGCGATACATATACTGTCACGGCTACTAAGACGGGATACACTACTGAAGCTAAACAAGTCAAGAATACAGGCGACCAGACGTTAAAGATTGTAATGAAAGCATCTGCTTAATATAAATTTATGGGGAACATTGGATAGATTATTATGTCTACCATGTTCCCCATTTTTTTTACTATGTTAATTTATCTTCACAAGCAATGGCATCAGCTAATCCACGTCTATATCCATCCTCATAACCAGCATCATATCGCTCTTGAGCCGCTTCTTCACGTCCGTCTTCAAGTCCATTCAAATATGCCTCATCACAACTGACAATCTCAATGTCCAGATTCTCATATTTAGCCATCTCAGCATTGTGTCTATTACATAAATCCTCAAGCACGGCTTGAATAATAGTATCCTGTTTGCGGCATAGATAAACGCTATCGCAATCGACTAATAACTCATAGTATTTTCCTATTGGGCTAAACTTCCACATCAAATTCGCCTCCTTCCATATCCTTTATAGCGTCATTATAGCCAATATCATATCCATCATCATAGTTCTCTAATGCCATATATAGCATATTGGCAAATAGCTCACATGATGATTTAGCTGAACCGGACATGATAGCGATTGGCTCATCTGGATCTTCTGGATAATATAGCTCTACACGGTATCTACTACCATTGATACATAGTCGAGGTAGAATCATACACCAGTAGAGCCAAATCCACCATCCCCGCGTTCTGTTTCATCTAGCTTATCTACTAGCTCAAATTCAGCCTGTTCATATGGTCTAAATTCAAGTTGGGCAATGCGGTCGCCATTGTTGATGAATTGATATTCGTCTGTATCATTGTGAACTGCTACGATATATTCACCGGAATAATCTTCATCACACACACCTACGCAGTTACTAGGACGTAAACCATTCTTAGTAGCAAGCCCAGATCGCGCATAGATGAATCCAGCATATCCTTCAGGCGGCTGAAATGCCCATCCTGTAGGAATCTTGGCAGTCTCATGAGGAGCAATATGAACTCTATCAAAACAGTCGTCATCATATCCCATATGCTTGAAATCGACATTTGCAGGATTAAGGTCAATACATTTATCTACTCTTAGATCGCAATATAAATCGCAACAAGCCGCCTTTTCACTACCATAAGTAGGTAGCTTGGCGCTATCTGATAGTTGCTTTGCTTTAATCTTCAATCAATTAAGTCCTCCTCATACATCGTATTAATACCATATGCAAGAGCGCAATCATGTTCAATCTGACATCCTCTAGCTGTCTGCCAACCATCACAGAAAAATACAACATCAGCTTCGCTCATTAGCTTAATTGATTCTCCTAGATACCATAGGGGTTTAGCATCGTGCGGTGTGTTCTTAAAGAATGAATAAATAATATCAATACACTCGTTTTCTCTGGCGAACTGTGTTGCTAGTCTGTCAATGATATCATTGCGTTCATTCTCAATTTCTTCAGTTGTCTTGCCGTTCATCGGCTGAGAGATAAAAATTTTAGGCATTTGACTTCTCCTTGAATTTCTTATTATATCCGCATGGATGGAACTCAGTGCATAAGCCGCCTCTATATTCGCACAGTGGTACTAGATAATCCTTGAATTCAGGATTGACTTTGACCACCTCATCAACGATCTGTTGCATAACAGCTCTTGTCTCTGGCGAGGCTTGATTGCATAGGCGCTTATGAGCCATATATACAAGCTGCTGGGCATTGATTGACATAACATGGCTTACTAGCTCATCTTGTGGTGCTTTGTTTCGGTCATACTTATTTTGTCTATCATTACGCTGAGATTGGACATAATGATTGCACCCTACATGATGACGAACAAAATGAACTGATACCCAATATGGGATAACCATGTGAATACCAAACCATAGTTCTCTAAGCGGGCTATGCTCAGATGCAACTAGCTTACGTTTCCATTCATCAGAGGGAAGAGCTGTTACACTCTTCCCCACTGTGTTCAACGTACAATATCTACACCAAGCCCAGTCATCATCTGTTGGATGTTTGATTAGCTCAACAAGATAATTAGGCAATTAGTAGTCCTCCTCTTCATCATCAGCATATTGAGCTAGAACGTCCCCTGTAATGTCATGACACTCTACATCTACTAGATATAGCTTGTCGCCATCATAGCAATCAGGAGAATATGTTACCATATCAACCTCTACGCACGTGTCATCATCGACCCATACGCGCTCACCAATACGTGGGATAATCATACGCGCAGCATGGGTATATGACCATACACGCCCTTTGCAATCTTCATTACCGTCAATAAAATATCTTAGTAGAAATTCCATTCGTTCAATCCTCCCAATTATATGACTTACAGAAATAGCTAATTTCATTTGGCGCAACATATTTCTGTAGCACTACATACATTTCCTGTTCATCTTCTTCAGCATTGATTGGTAAATATACCAAATCGCCCTTATTTGGTTCGCCCATTAGGTCTAGTTCATCACATGAACAAATCCAGTCTTCATTACCTAGTCTACCTAGATAGAAATTGATACGATTTTCTGTCATTTTAGTTTACTCCTTCTCTAGTTTGTTCTACTTCATTCATTAACTGTTTAATCATATCATCGAGATCGGACTTATTTGCACCTAGCTCAAGAGATAGCAAGATTTCATCTTTTTTCTGTTGCTTTAATTTATTTCTTTCTCGCATGTCTGCATCAGCTTTATGATACAACGCCGTATCGTAACTTGAAAATTCTGCATGGTGAATACCGTGCTTTGTATGAAAATTAAAATCATCTGGAATATTATATTTAGTTCTGATTTCTGGCAGAATAGAATCTGCATATTCCTCAACCATCTTATTAAATTCTGCTAAGGCTTCATTAGCTTTGTTACGTTGTTCATTTAGTAATTTTTCACTATTTGGCTTAGGATAACAACTGTCAACTGTTTTTTCTACATATTCACGAATTAATTTAGTTACTTTCATTTAGTCCTCCTTGTTAAATCTTTCATGCTTTACACGCATTTCTACTTCTTGCTGTTTGCCCTTATTAAATGCGGTCTTATAGTCGTTAGTAAGGTAGCCGGTGACACGACGTAGACGCTTAATATCCCTGCTATTACACATTGGGCAAACATCGCCCATCTGGTCACAATAACCGCAATTCATACACTGGTCATTTGGGACGTTGATAGCAAAGTAAGGAATATCCTTATCCATAGCATAATTAACAATGCCTTCTAGTGCATCGATGTTATATTTAGCAGCAGCATCTAGCTCTACATATGTGATACAACCGGCATTGCTATATCCCGTTAACTGAGATTCAATATCAATCTTCTCAAATGGATTAACATTAATCCAAACAGGAACGTGCATCGAATTGGTAAAGAACTCCTTGTCAGAGACATTAGGAATCACGCCGTACTTTGCCTTGAATTTCTGCATTGATGTGTAGCATAGATTCTCAGCAGGAGTCATATACACACCAAAATTGAGTTGATATTGCTCTTTGAACTCGGCGCATCTTGTCTTAAATAGCTGCTCAATGCGCTTGGCTAATTCCATGCCCTCCGGCTTAGTATGGTCACAACCAATTAGAATCTGTAGTGTCTCAGCAAGACCAATCTGTCCAATGACAATCGTGCCGTGCTTTAGAGCAGAACGGATGCCTTCTTCTGGTACATATCCATACATGACATTATTCTCATACATGAATTTAGCCGCTTCTGGGGATTGACTACAAATCCATTCAAATCGCTCTAGTAGCATATCCTTGGCTTCATGGATTTTCTGGTCAAGTAGCTTCATGAAATGATTGATAAATTCTTCTTTGGAGTGGTACTCGCCATCACACAAATCTTCTTGTGCTTCCATAGCCAATGTTGGCATGATAATGGTTACAGGACAAATATTGCCACGGCCATCCTTCATCTGCCCAAATCCGTTAATATCCATACCATTAGCAGTGCGACAACCCATTGTGCTAAAATATGTGCGTGGGTCATTAATGTCATATCCTGCATTATTTGACCAGTCTACATTGGCATAGTTAGGATATAGGCGCAGAGATGTAGATTTAAGAGCAAGTCGGAACAGGTCATAATTTGGTTCGCCCGGATGACGGTTCACGCCATTCATACACTGGAAGATTCCACACGGGAAGATGCTGGTACGATGCAGCTTACCAATACCATTGATTGATACGTCAAGCAGAGCCTTAGTAATAAGCCGTCCTTCAGGCAATGTGCAAGTGCCGTAGTTGATACTGGTAAATGGCAGCTGATTGCCAGATCGAGATTGTAGTGTATTTAGGTTATGATACATACCTTCAACGGCCTGATAACATTCCTTAGTAGTCATATCCATAGCGTATTCATAAGCTTCTGGATAATTCTGATATTCATCCCAATCAATTGGTCGTTCCGGCGTAAAATCGTCCCAATACTCGTCCCATTGTTCACGCATACAATATTTGATACCATCTCTGAAGTGCTTATAAAAGCTCTTCCTCACATAAGGAACCATAGTCCAGTCAAGATGAGTCGCACTAACGCCACCAAACTGCTGTAGGGACTGAAGCTGGAAAATAACTGCAACCAACTGGAAGGCGGTGTTAATGCTCTGAGCAGGACGCACATCTGTCTGGCGCGTATTAAACCCATTTGCAAGCAAATCATCGAACGGAATAGACAGGCAGTTATGATTGCCTACAGCATAGTTGTCTAAGTCATGGATATAGATTTCATTATTTTCATGGTTGGCTCGTGCCATTGGCGAGATAAGATATTCAAGAGCAAACTGCTTAGTAACAATTCTAGTTGCTTCACCAATGCGCCCACCAAAACTATGTTCGTCTACATTGGCGTTCTGATTCTCAATATTTTTACCAGATAGTTTTTCGCCAACAGCATCCATAAGGGCGGCATATTGGCTTCGAGCCATTTCATGTAGGTGCTTATATTCTACATAAGCCGTAGCTACCTCTTTATACTTACTTGCCATGAGCTTTTTAATAATAATATTCTGAATATCCTCAACAGACATATCGCTATTCTTTTCAGCAACATCATCTGCAATACGTTGTGCAAACGAGGTCATTTCATCTGTTAGATTATTAGAATATACGCTATTAAACGCCCGGATAACAGCATTTGCGATTTTACTGCTATCAAATTCTACCTTTCTACCATCACGCTTAATTGCAAACAATAAATCGTCCTCCTTTTAATTCTCCTTAACATGGATCACAATATTTGGCTTATTGGTATCCATGTCAATTACTGTGTCAATGTAGTCAACGTCATATAGCTGGTTTCCAATGTGGATGCGAATTTGCGAATCTGAATCAATGGATTTTCCTGCTTGACACGTCAGTTTAACAAGAGCATAATCTAAATCTACTATCCTCATATTACATTACCTCCTTGTTATATATATTATCACGATTCAGTTGATTTGTCAAGAGCCTTTTTTAAGCCATCAATATAATGATAAATAGAATTGGCACAATCTGAGCATACGTCTCCAACAGTTGTTTCGTAGTTTTCTTGATAATATTTTAACGCCTTCTCCCCAATATGAGATTGAATCGACACCAACCAATTTTCTCTACTGTCTGTAATCAGATTACCGCAAATATCACAAGTTGTTTTGGTCATTCTTCATCCTCCTTCTCCATCAATTTATTCACAGCATCAACAAGCTCATTGATTTTATCTTTGAGCGCATTAAGCTGTTTTATTGTAGCATCAACATAAGCATTGTGATTAAGCCGATCAATTTTCTTCTTTTCTTTCTTGGTGAAATCATATGCACCGATACGCTTAAATACATTTTCTGGATGATCGCTCCAATCTAGCACATCTGCGTCAATTTCATGTTGCTCACCATTTGGCATTTCGAATACAAGTACATTAGGTCTAAAATAATAGATGTATCCAACTTTGCCATCCCGTGTTTCAACATAATCTCCTACGTGAAATTCATAGTTCATTTAATCAACATCTCCTTTAATTCAGTCTTATAAATTCATCGTCTTTATCTATCATAACTACGGCGCAACCATCAATGGTTAAAAATCTACTATCATAATATAATTCACATGGAATGTTCCATGAATTAACATACCAAAAAGATGGACAAAAATCTTCAAGTCTACTAGCTATAAAATAAACATATTCAATGCCATGGAATCTAAATTGCTTATATTTAATATATCTCTTTACCAAATAAATTTTATTGAAAGGAGGCATCGTTTTACAGTCAGATAATTTCGTAAACCCATCTACATCATTTATCCGAATTGCAGACTGCACATCGTTAAAAGGTAAATAACTATTAGCATCAAGTCCAATCCATCTATTTTCTTTAATGTCGCATTTGCCTAAATACAATCCACATATTCTATTCTTGGTAGGTTTACTATCTACCAAACAAATGTCCCCATCACCGAATTGACAATCTCCGTTGGTGTCAAAAAGTCCTCTAAAAGCAACGTTGGTGTTATTCATTTAGTTAGCTCCTCTCTCAACCATGTGTCGCGGATTTTCTCCTCTTGCACTCTTAATCCCTCTTGAATAGCCGCCTCATCTCCAATCAATATTAGCCGCTCTTGTGCGCGTGATACTGCTGTATAGCACAGGTTACGGCTAAGCATTCTTACATGACTTCTATCAATCACTACAATCACAGCCTTTGCTTGGCTACCCTGGCAACTATGAATAGAAATTGCATATGCTAATAACGTATTCTTGATATGCGCCTTATCCACTATACAATCGCCACAATCATATCGCACAATCATGTATGGTTCTTTTTCATTAGGCATAATTTCCATTACAGTGCCAATATCACCATTTGCTACAAAAGCCGAATCATCATCAACAAGTGGCATAGCATATTCATTCTTTTTATTGATTACCTTATCGCCTACTTTGAAATAGATAGGCGTATCATTGACAGTATGCCCAACATTGCTTAATTCATTTGGATTGAATTTGGCTTGAATCGCCGCATTGATAGCCAATGAGCCAACATTGCCCTTATTGAATGGGGATAGAATCAGCACATCATCTTTACTATATCCATCTGCTAAGAGCCGCGCATACTCTTTCTCAATTTGCTTGATTACTAATGTATCAGTTTCAATGAACTTATAATCTGTGAAAGTATCTGTCAGATGTTCATTTACTCCATTTCGTACATCAGTAGCTATGGTAATAATGCCAGATGTATTATATCTGAACACCTTAGTCAAGTTGCATACAGGCACGATGCCGCTATCAAGCATATCCTCAACGATATTACCACAAGCAATAGATGCAAGCTGAGATGGGTCGGCTATGAAGATAATTTTAGTGGTATCTGTTACCTTATCAAATAGCATTGATAGCAAATGAACCGAACACATTGAGCACTCGTCACATATGAGATAATCACCAACATTGTCACCCATAGTTAAAAACATATGGATGGTTTGAGCTTCACGACCTGTTGCTTCTCTTAGCCTTTTTGAACTAATACCTGTCGGGGCAAGCAACGTATAAGTATAATTATTAGCATCCAGCATTTCAATAATAGCCTTTACGCTAGTTGTCTTACCACAGCCTCCTGCCGCAGTCAGCATCATCACGTCCTGCTTACAAGCCATTTCAAGAATCCGCGCCTGTTCATCAGTCAGCTCTAATCCGTCTACACTTGTAAACTTCTGCCAATCCATAGGATAATAATGTGGATTGGCTATTTTTTTCTTGATGACATCAGCAATATGTTCTTCAGCGTTATATGTGGCTTGCAAAGCCGTGTTTTGGTTAGGCGCGTCATAGTGTACTTGCGCCGATTTCGTCACAACATCGAGGAGATGATGAACGCATTGAGGGGCTTTGCGCTTGACCATATCAAACAGCATCTTGGCTTGCATCCTTGTGTTACCATCTAGCTCATTATGTTTTAGAGCATAGATAGTAGCTGCTTCGCATCGTTCATAGCTATCTAGCCATTTTGTCGTTTTCTTAGTTATAGCTCTATCAGCTCTATCAAAAGACCACTCAAGCAAGTTAATCATAACTGCATATGGATTGGTATTTATATCCTTGCTAAATTCATATACATTTTTATATGTTGCGGCAATTTTGTTTATGTCCTCATCATTCTCAATGCCCCAAGCATATGTTTCTCCCATAAATTCCACACGCTTATTGATTGTATTGATTTTATCAATATATCTGGGTAATAGTACCTTGCCTACGCCACGAATTTTTTTGTAGTCTAGCTTGTCGGCTTCACCATTCAGCACCATACTGACAAAATGAGGATATGCGGCATGACATGATTCAGCTTGCCCATTGGTCATTAAACTACGCAATGTCTGTAGCTCGGCTTTTTCGGTCAAGTTGAATTTGCCATCCTTAGCTACAAATCCAGCAAAGCCAATGAATTTATAGCTGTATTTGTATTTATCGTCCACACATGGTTCTATGATACAATCAATGGATTGCCCCATTTTCAAGTCTGCAATGCCAGTTCCTTTTAGGCTGATTGTTCCATATTGAGGGTTGGTTTCTATTGTTTCATCCTTAGTGCTGCATGATATAATTGAGAAATTAGATTCAGGGTTATTGAATATCATGCGAATGGGGGTTAATTTTACTGTTTGCATGGAATACACCTATACAATCTTTCTGTTTTATCTGTACGACTCGCTTTATCCAACGTGCATTTCAGCTTACCTTCCCAGATACATTCAAAGCCGTCCTCTGGCATCCAGTATTCACTAATCAGGACTGTATTATTTTTAGCCATCTCTTTGCACCAAGTATAGAATTTATCATAGTCAAAATCGCTTGTTGCATATTTTGTTGTATTACGGTAGGGTGGATCACAGTAGATAACATATCCTTTGGCTTCAGATGGTTTAACTTCGGCATAGTCATTACAGAAGAATTGGATTTTTTTAAGATTGGGCGCTTGTTTCTTGAGATTACGGATAATTTCATTTGGCATATCTCTAGGTGTTACGCCATCGTTCTTGAACGATCTTGGATAACCTCCCCACCATTTACCACCAAACGAACAGAATCCAACAAGTCCGACATACCAATCTGGATAATTGCTGGGGTGTGCTTTGACGGCATTATATTCATCCTCTGTAATTGTATCGGGCAAATCGTCTGTTGTCTGCTGAACGTGCTTTAGTAGCGCTATCAGATAAGGATGGGTGTCACTACCACATTTGCGATAGCATCTGATTTTATCAATCATATTAGCGCCACCAACAAACGGTTCCCAATAACCATTGCCTTTATGTATCATTTTCTCAATAACATACCTTTGTATAATAGGCGCAATTTGCTTACTCAGGCGGTTCTTACTTCCAACATATTTCACATCAAGCACCTCACAACGTTACTCCATTTGACAATAAGAAATCTGCCAAATCAGATGTTGTTTCATCGTCAAATTCAATAAAATCATCAAATGTCATAGTTCCAATCTCAAACGCTTCTTTGACACGCATCAAATTATAGGCGTAACTATCGCCAATTTGAAAATATCTGTTAAGTAGTTCTACTAATTTTTCTTTCACTTGTCATCCTCCTCAATCAGCAGTTGTTCCCATCTATCAATAATAATCTCCATCAGCTTAGTTGCTCCAAACGCCGGTTCCCAGCCTTCATTATACATTGCTTCAAATCCGGCACAATCAATAAATGTAATCCAACGATATTTTGTAGCTGTCACCTTAAATTCGTTATTACCTGTTACGCTTACATTTGCTTTCAGTAAGCTATTGCAGATATGACATACAGCATCAAGCCATGCTTCATATGTTAATACGTCTTGCATTTGATTACTCCCTCCAACCATCATAGATTTCAATCTCTGGAATTTCTCTTTCAGCATTAACAATGAGAGGATGTCGAAGTTGTTTACTCAAATCGATGAGTTGCTTTACAGAATTGATGTAGATGTACGGCTTAATGTTTTTATACTCATCTTGCTTTTCATCTAATTTATAATTGTTGAGTATGAGATAATTCTGTATAATGTCATTGAGTGTAGGATAATAGTTAGCTTGATAAATCCGGAATTTCATAATTAAAACAACATCCTGTTCTTTGATAAATCAAGTATATCATAGAATTAGGATGTTGTTTTAATTATTTTTTAATCATTTTCTTTAATTCTGCAAATAGCTCTCTACCACAAATAGGACAAGTAGAATTTATGTCAATTACATATTTTTCATCTACCATTAAGCCGCAATTTGGGCATTTGATAGGAGCATATTTTAGGGGACGCTCAATCCGTTTGCGACGATTTCTTTCTGCTCTACTCAATTAGACTCATCCCCTCCAATCCAACCATCTAGGCTATTTGCCATACAAGCAATAACAGCCACTGCCAACAACACCCATCTGTTGCTATAACCACGTAAAATCAGTGTATATAGTATAACAGATGTAACCATACTAATCGCTTTAGTCCATTTTCTTAAATTGCTCAATTAAAATATTCACTCCAATCAATTTCATTTTCTGTCTTATCAATAATCTCATATCGCTCAATAATAGCTTGAGGCTTAATTTGTCCATTATATTCATTCAATCCAAGCGATACTACTACCTCTATGGATTTACCTTGAGCTGATTCAAATTGGATTGCTTCTTCATTATTAACAAAGAATTTGATAAACTCAATGCCATCCTGAATCAGCTTGACAGTAGTTGAGCGATTACGATATACATAAATCTGCGGAGATGTTAAAGTACAATGAAATAACGGCTTGTTTATATCCTTGCCCCATAGGATATTATTTTCTATACACACATTTGCAAGATTGTGTGTGATATTATTAGGCTCAATCTGAGCCGCTACCTCAATATCTGGCTCTACGTCCAAATCAAGCCCATCTAAGAATCGCGCAAATCGCTTGAGATTAGATTTCTTGACGGTTATGCCCGAGGCAGACGAGTGACCTTGGCATTTAGCCAATCCTGATTCATTGATAATCTCAAGCAAATTAATAGGACTGCGCATCGAGCCAGACCATGTTGTACTGTTTAACTCTCTTAACAGGAATGTAGGCTTATTATATTTGCCGCAGAATTTATTGGCTACAAGCCCTAAATAGGATTTATTTTCAGGTTCAACAAAGCCGATAATGACCTTATGAGATGTATCAAGCCCATCTGACAGCTTATCTACGACCTTCTTGACTTGATAATCTTGCTTAGACTTGACGGCTTTCATAGCCTTTACAGCGGCTTCTGGTTCAATCTTACCAATCAGCGCATCAAAGAATAGCCGCTTAGTAGATTGGTCATCACTACGAGCAAGCGCATTAGCAAGAGGCGCAATACCAAATGCAACACCCTCTGGATTAATGCCGCGATTGCAGCAATGTTCTAAGCAATATTTAATGAATGGATTAGTTGGATTAGTCAAGCCGTCATATACATACTTCCGGTTCTCAGGAGAACGCAAGCTGCAAATATCAGAGATTAGGCTAACTGCCACTAAATCTTTGAAAGATTGAGTCGAGCCAAGCGCACAAGCAAATTTCTCTACAACGCCCGTACCAGATATTGATTTGTTGATGTGTTCATCTTGTCCATCATTAAATGGATTAACCACAATAGCACAATAATTATGCGACTCAATGTTATGATGGTCTAAAATCAATACGGCAATATTGCGCTGAAATAACTCTTGACACTCTGAGATATTATTACTGCCAGCATCAGGAACAATAACTAAGCTGGGTGATTCAGCGATAATTTGCGGCATGAGGTCAGATAATCCATGTTGCTTATTTGTATGATATAGTAATTCAATATCAGTTGCGCCAAATTCACGACATAGCATATATGTAATTGCCGCCGAACAAATTCCATCATTATCGCTGTCTTGAACAATTACGATCTTTCCATCTGGTATATGATAATTGAATAAGCTAATTGCTTCATCCATATTCTTATACATATCAGGCGATTGATATTTAATCTTGTCTGGGTTCAGATATGCGTCAACATCAGCTATACCGTAGGCATGAAGTAAATCCCTTAAAAATGTGGCTTCATTAAGGGAATTAAGTAGTGGATGAATCTTAATCTAAATCACCATCCTTTTCTGGCAGATTAAAATAAGCCCACCAATCATTAGAAAAATATATTGGCCCAATGCTGCCATTTTTGTCTTGCCAATCCATCTTTTCTTCAATTTCATTCGTGCCTGTATATGGGTCATAAACCGTGACATCAACCTTTACATATCTGCTTTGCTTAATATAATGTTGCCCACTGCGCGGTCTATATGTAAGTACCCATTCACCTATTGGCGGTAAATCAGATACCCCTATAACTCTATGCCATTCAATCATTCTTTCTCTCCTCCAATCTTAAATGGTCTGCCTTTCTTAGCTCTAAGATAACCAGAACGATATGCTAGAGCAATAGCCTTAATTGTCTCATCTGCATTGAACATTGTATGGTCATGATAATAATAGCCATATTTTAGAACATCGGCTTTGTCCAGCTTTGGCTTTAGTATATTATAGATTTCATCATCTGACAGATTAGTTTCATTATATGGCACAAGTTCATCTTCTAGCATAAAAGCATAATAGTTTTTTATCCATTTTAATATAATATCTACCGAATGTTTCACACTCAACTTATCCAAACAGAACATTTGGTGAATCGCTAAGTGTCACCTTATCTCCTACTTTGAATTTACTCATAAAAAGATTCAACCTCTCTTTCAACTAATTCTAATTCATCGTCATAATACAAATCATAACTATCCAATGGACTCCATATAGTACCGGTGCGTCTTAAAGAGTACGCCCAATGTCCATTCATATCATCAAATTGAATAGCAATGATTTGCGCTGTGTCGCCTGTCCTAATAGCATGAGACCTGTAAGGATGTGTCTCACCAATAAATCTCACTACATCATATAGATGAAATTTACTAACGTAATAAATAAAATCAACCTCCTTATTGTTGATATAGTGATTATATCATAAAGATGTTTATTTGTCAAGTATTAAATTTATCTAAATGTTGTGCCATCCCAAGGCTCATATTCATAGCCGCAGTAGGAACAATAATTAGACCCAACTAATTCATTTTTCCATCCATACTTAGCGCATACTTTATATGGTATTCCGTCTATAGCATATTTATATGACCACTTTAGCTTATTTTCTTCATTGGCTGGCTTATATTTATCACATTTTTCTCTGCATTGCTCAGTACATTCAAACGGCTCTTTCTCTGCCCAACATTCTGTTCTAACCACAGTACACTCTTTACCGTCTACATATCGGTCATAACGGCTTTCATGCGCATACTTACATTTACCCTCTCATACTCTCACCCTACTTTCCCATAATTTCATTGCTTGCTCATATGGTATATCCATCATATTGCATTTATACATATCATAGCCTTGATTATTATATACTATGCTAACTGAAAAATATGGCTTTAACTTAGCCGCTAATTTTTTCATCTTTACCACAAAGAACTTAAATTCATCATCGCCCACTTGCTTATAGTCGCTATCCATACATAGCACAACATCATTCACGCCTAGTTCTAACAATAGCTGTATATGCTGTTTGCTTATATTTGAACCAAAGACAGCTAGAGCATTATCTATGCCATATTGAGGCGACTTGAGTACACTTTTTTCTGATTCAAATAACACTACTTGACGCGACTTTTCAATAGCGGCTTTATTTTGATCATAGCCATACATGACTTGTGATGTTGCCAGCTTTAACACCTGTCCATCCAGCGTACATATTGGTCTATATTTGCCTTTAGCTATATCCTGCTCTCTTGTATATCGCCCCCTTACGCCTACCAGTTGCCCATTAAACACAACAGGTATGGAAATACATGCTTGACGTGCATACCAGCCTATACCAAATTTATCAAGTATATCCGCTGAAATACCATAATCCATCCATTCTTGCGGATATAAGTGGTCAAATAGGGATAATATGGACTTGTCATATGTCAAGAGCTTATCTGGCTCTGGCTCGGCATTAGGTAGAAATCGGCGCAATTCGGCCCAATTATCAAGCTGCTCATTTTGCTCTATTTGCCCTACTTGTAGATGCAGGACAGAGCATATATATGATACAGCTTGATTGAAGTCAAGATTCTTAACGTGTTGAACTAGAGATATAGCATCACCTGAAAAACCGCAACTCCAACAATGGAATGAGCCAGATTCTATATAATACCATAATTTGGGATTATGCTTATCCCAATCGGTACCCCAATGACAAATTGAGCCGAATATCAGATTATTGCTATCAGCTTTCATCAATGGCGCACCTAGAGCATCCATTAGCTCTATGATGCGGTCATCGGTTAGCTGAGATTTAAGAGATTGAATGTCAATCATTCTTCAACAATGGGCAAAGCCATAGCTAATTTATATTCACACTTGGAACAAATATCTGTAGTAATACGACCAACTGTATCAAATACTCCAAACGCGGTATCACCTTTACCTCCACGAATTTTACATCTTACAATACGAGGTAGCTTGACGCTATAATAATCTTTACCTAACTCTTCTCCACAAATATCACAAAATCGTTTAATCATAATTCTTTTCACCCTTACATTGTTTCTTAGCTATCTCAAGCAATTCAATTTCATCATAATCTCGCCAATCTCCATCAAATTTAATAATTTGTATATATGGATACCACGGGTTTCTTTTGATAGATTGTTCAACTCTTTTTGTTATATCGGGGTCTATCCAACACATACCCATAGTATTCAAAAGTGGATTATAGACAAAATAGCTTGTCATTCAGTTATTCTCCTTATACCACAGCACAATTTCCTCTGGTACATATCTATTCACTACCTTTACAAACGGTGCTTCATCATTATGTAACCCAATCACAATATCACAATCTTGAAAATATGGTACATCGGCTAATAGCTCACCTGCATTTGCGGCAATATCTTGAGCACATAATTGTAGCATATTTACACGATTTGCACCGTTTTGCATTTCTTACCATTCCTTTCAACAAGATTTTTTGATACCATAATAACTTAACATTGAAATATTGCTCAACAAAAATATCAGGATTACGCAAATAAAATTCGTGCCAAGTCTCATTCGTCTTATCTTTGGCTAATTCAAGTTCGCTCATTTAGTCATTCTCCTCTTGTTGCAACCATAGCGTCACGGAAAACTTGGAACACCTCATGTATATCTTCCAAAGTTATCTTGCTCATATATTCTTTAACTTGTTCTGGCGTTTCTCCAAGTTTCTCAGCCATTTCTTCAATGGCGTCTCTACTATTATCCTCTGCAATAGGCCATAGCTCAATTTCTTCAGCTGATTCATCAATTACATCTTTCATCATTTAGCATATACCAACCTTGTTCTTTGAAGCTGATAGGGGTTGTCAAATTTTGTTGTTACAAAACAATCCTTTGTTCGTCCTGTATTCAAATCAAGATTAAAATATATCTTAATACCCTGTTCAACTTGTGAAAAGCGCATTTTATAGACAGATAATACGCGATTTGGCTTTACTTTATCAGGATATTTCTCCATCATCATATCGGCTATATCTTGCTCTTTACGACGCAACGGCATGATTACACCAGCCACATCGGCCTTGTTCTGAATTGCTCTTGAACCAGCCGCAACACCGCTATCCATAATTTCTTGCGTCATAGCATTAGCATTGACTTGAGTAAATGTCAGAACGGCTATATTATATTCAACAGCTAAATCCTTAAGCTTACTTGCTATACCAGATAGCACCTGATCTGAACGAGTAGATACACCATTCTTTTTAGCCAAGTCGCTTGATACAGATGAGGATTCAACGATATAATCATAACATAAGAAGCCTACTTGCTTATTGACTACATAATCTTTTACATATGATTCAATCAAATCAACAGTATAATTAGGCATAGTGACGATATATAGTTTGGATTCATGCAGGATTTTAATAGCCTCATCTACACGTTCTTCTTCGCCTTCTTCATACCGCCCATTCAAGATACTAAAGCATGGTACGCCGCTAATTGTAGCCACAATCTTAGGCGTGATTTCAGTATCACCAGCCATCTCAAATTGGAGATATAAGCCAGCCTTATGCTGATAACATGGATTATCTACATATTGCTCCTTGTCTATATCATATATTCTAGGACAGCATACTTGCACAAGATTAGCCAAGCCAATAGTTGACTTGCCTACACCTGACCCAACTGAATAGATAGATAGCTGCCCCGGAATCCAGCCTCTAGCCGCTATGTTTAGATATTCACTAAAAGTCGTTGCACCAAATAGCGGCTCCGCCTTAAAGCCCTCTTTGACCACCTCAAATCCATCACCGGCTTTTATTTCATCTATATTTTTATCTTTATAAAATTGCTTCTTTATAGCTATCTGCTGTGCATCAAAATATTGTACTATATCCTCTATTGTTGCTTTGTCATCTTGCTCAAATTTGTCTACGTTGCAGCCAGCGTTTTTATATGAACGAAGTAATGTAGCGCGGCGCGTGTTGTTGTAATATACTTCAAAATTGCCCACGTTAGCAAGCTGCTTGACTGTATCAATAAAATCGTCTAACTGATTTAGCTTGAATATATCCTCTACTTGCTTATTATTCTTACATAGCATATATAGGTCTAGTGCTGATATGGACTCAGCTCCACGTTTAGCTAGAGCAACACATCCCTGCCACAATCTGAGATGAAAATCTTGAACAAAATCATCACGGCTCAGTGGGTACTTGTCAGAAATAGCAAGAGAGGGTTTGATTAGCAAACAACCCAATAGCAACCTAACAGAATTTTGGTCATAGAGCAATGATTATTCCTCCATCACACCCTTGATTTCTTTTACTTTTTCAACATATTCTTTGAAGCTAAACCATTTATTTTTCATCAGATGACCAATCTTATCAATCGTGTTATGCTCATCTACATGGACTCGCACATATTTGCCCTTTAGGTCTTCCCACTTATCAACCTCAAGCGTTTTCATTAACTCAATGATAGCGCCGTATCCATCAGATGAGCCATAGTGTCCAGTTTCACTACACCAATGGTCGAGACAGTAGCCGCCCATCCCACCTCCCCAACCAGAACCTTCAACAAAAATATAGGCCGTTAGACAGCCATGATCTTCGCCTAGTTTAGTATCTGTAATTTTAGCATTTAGCGTTTCGTTTCTCATATAATCTCAATCCTCCACCGAGAGACACATTTCTCTAACATAATCCCCTCCATAATTCCAGTATATTCTTTGACCACATTTCCTACAATATGCGTTTTGATAACTATAACCATCCATTATATTTCCTTGACATACCGGGCAACACCAATTTTTATATTTTTGAAACATACGGCGAAGCGGCTTCTCAGGAATCTGCTTCTTGAGCGCCGCAACAATAGCGCCCATATACGGCTCAATGTCGTTCGTATCAAGCATACCGCTAGTTAGAACATCAAGAGCCTCATCGTATTCATTGACATATTGTTTCATCTAAACAAATCCTCCCTAGATAAGCCAATTATACTCAATAACTCCTTGCCTCCATCATCTGTTAGAGTAAAAGATTCTCCATTAAGTCCAATAACTAAATACGGATGTCCTCCAATAGTTGTATGAGTAATATATCGAATACTTGAAGCATCGACATACATCTTAGTAGCGTTATAGCCAATATCATAACCCGGATAATATTCAATCAAAATCACCCAAACACATCCTCTTCATCATTTCTTTTCACAATCGTCTCAACCCCATCTTCAGCTTGCCATTGCTGTATATTCTGTTTTACCTGATTTAGCCAAGTATAATATTTTTTACATTCATCATATTTATACTTGACTAAACCAAGAGGCGATTGAGATATATCTTTACCAAGCTCTTTATGGATATATCTGATAGTATAAGCAATGCCGCCATATGTCATATCAGGGTTATCGCTCATTAGCTTCGCAAGCTGTATGCCGACAAGCCGCATATTGGCATCAGGCGCTACTTGACATATATAATCCAGCAATTTGCGCCTATCATCTTTTGATTCTGTTTTTGGCTTGACGGTATGAGTATTGATATAATCTTGCTTACATTGTTCACAGCAGAAATAGAATTTAGGCTTATATTCGATTGCGTCTTGTTTTGGCGTTGATTTACCGCATTGGCGGCATTTAACTGTTTTTTCTTTCATAGTCCAGAGAATGCCATCTGACGCATATAGCTATAAGGTAACATATATTCACCATGAGCAGGTATCCAATTAAGCCATTTCTGAATATTATCGCCATCAACAATGTACTGTCCATCATAATAGGAGGCATATCGATTATCACTAGCATCAAAATCGACATATCCACCCTCTGTGAATACCATAAATCCAGTCTCATCTCCAGACCAAATAGTCACATGGATAGCCTTAATATGTTTATCGTCAGGAATTTCAACCTCTTTGATTTTATCGTCATAATCATAGATTCTCATCTTCATTGTATTTATCCTCCTTTTATTGGCGGCATTTAATTGTAGGTGGCTTAGGCATTATCGTCTACCATCTGTGCACAACAATATCTTTGGCCATATTTACGAGCCTTAGCAATAGCTTCATCATAGCTATCGGCTTGAATATATATAATGTCATCCACAAAACGTCCATCACACCAATAGCTACACCAAACACGCCATGTTTTCATTGATTTGCCCTCCATCTTTTTGATAATCCAAGTATATCATATATTGATTGATTTGTCAAGAGGAAATTATCTCATATTCTAACATCCACTTATCAATTTCTTCTTGACTCATAGCCACATCTGTTCTTTTACAATCAACCACGCTAAGACCGCTAGGATGCGTTATGACCCGATTTTGCTCTATACTATATCCTGCATCATATTCAAGCCGCAATCGACATATACAGCCCACACCGTCGTCAGGACGCTTGATATTAAATACTCTGGGCGAATCACCGCATATATTCAAGAATCGGCTCGAATCTATCCATTGCCCATCCATTTCGATATTCATGCTATCAGCCGTATTATCTTCAACTATGCGACAATATTGTACATTATAATATAATGACTTTTTCCATTCATTGATATTGCCTGATACCAATAGCCTAGTAGGCATATCAGATTTTTTCATTGTATAATAATGTTTATTTTTGACATATATATAGCTGTCTATTCGTGGATGGATATATTGCGCCATAGCCAACCATGATTTAATTTGCGCCTCATTCCATTTTTGGCTTAATGTTTGACTCATGGTGAGGCATTGATTATTGGTGATGACACTGAATCTGACTTTCATATGTGTCTGATATAAGTCGATTCGCAGCTCTTGCAGTTGAGCCACACATAGAAATCTATTCAAGCATCATCACCTACTTTGTCATCACTTCGATCTAAAAATTACAACCATAGATGGAAATGGGGCTGAATTTTTACATCCACCAAATTTGAGCCTTCCTTTAATAAACCTGATTTCTACATTATCGCGTCTATAAATATAATCATGGAACCATTTTGTATCTGTTCTTGCTGGCAAAAGCATTACAACTGTATTTCCGGCAACAGAGGCAAATAATGCACGGCGTACCCATTCACCAATTTTACGTCCATAAGGAGGATTACACCATACTGTCCCAACCCAAGGGCGTCTCAATCCATCAATCTCTTTAGTGTAATAATGTTCGCATTTATGATTGTTTTCATCGGCACATACATCTAATGTGAAACGAAATTCATCATTTAGCTTATCGAAAAAATCTTGCGGCGTCGACCAATTATCTGTTGCGCTTGAGAACATTACATCTGTATTCATTTTTATCACCTCACAGCTATTATATAATAAAAAGGCTGGATTGTCAAGCCCCGCCTTTAATATTTTTAAGATTCTTCGCTATCGCTTACTTCAATAGAAGTATAACCTTCTCTAGCTAATTCCATGCCAAGCTGAATCGCGTCTAAATAATCATCGCCATTGAACAAGCCACGATAAATCGTTGCGTCCTCTGGACATTCGCATAGATTATATGCGGCAAAGTCAAATTTCATTGAATCTGGTGAGTTGAGCTTGTGGCCGCATACATCACCCCAACGGTCTTTCACAGTAATGAAATTGACGTGTAGAATTTTATCCATAATTAATCTCGGCCGAATGGATTCTCGTCGGAATCATCCCAAGGATTTTCTGATTCAGCAGGAGTTGGCGTATCAGCAGGCGTAGTATTGAACACATCACCAAAATCAGGGATTGGGTCATTGGCAGGAGCAGTTGTGGCCTTGGTGGTGGTTAGCTCCTTGAGCGCAGGAATTTCATATTCGCCCTTTTCAATAGTTTCAACCGAGCGAACAGCCGCGACATAGTTACGGACACGAACCTGACCTTTCTGGTTCTGATACTGTTCATCTGCGATAATTAGACCAACGACCTTATTAACAAGCGTCTTTTCGTCAAAATTCCACTGATAGCCCTTATTGGACTTTTCAATAGCATTGATAAAGCCCTTGAACATAGATGCCGCAGAATCCTTATAAGAACGGATGAATGCACCGGCATTGGGCCACTTGCGCTCCTTGCGTGTATCACCGTCATACTGCTTCTTGAAATAGCCTTTATCATCGCCCTTTACGATGTCAAAATAAATCTTTAGATATTCCTTTTCAGGATGATCTTCTACCTTGAGAATCTTGACAATATAGCCATTCGGCGTTAGACGCTTAAAAGATGTGCTTTCAACAATAGAGTCCCAATTTTCAATTCTTTTCAATTTAATTACCTCGCTTTAATTTGATTTTAATAAATAGATTGTTTATATTTTACTCAGCTTTTTTAGCTGGAGTAGTAGATTTAGCCTTGAGCACACTTGCCTTCTTTAGTCCATAATATTCTCTGATTGTATCATCAACCATCTTTAGGTCATTATCAATCTCAAGAGAATCAAACATACCCATTGGCGACTTACATGGATTCGAGCCATCAGACTGTGTAATAAAATAATGCTTGCGCTCATCCGCTTTACATAATAAGACAATACTAAACAGCCCTTCTACTGTAAGCTGCTGGTCTAGCATCTTACCAAGCGTCTTAACCTTTACCTTACCATTTTCATCAGTATCAATATGCTGCATAATATATACAATCGTGTCAGGACTGGTATCTTCCTGAACGACACGCAACATATCTTCATAGTTCTTAGCCATCGTAGTGAACTTGCCATATCCAACTTCATTCACCTTGTCAAAGCTCTCAAATGCCATAAGATACTGAGCATCATCTACGACCCAACTTAGCTTTTTGCCACTACATACCGCGCCTTTAATACTGGCGTATGTTGCCTTATTCATACTCTGTAGCTTATTTACATTTCTGAATGGTAGCGGCTTAGATGCCACATTCAGGATGCCAACATCCTCTTGCTTGAAATTTCTAAGTGACGCTGATTTACCAGAGCCACTTTCACCTAAAATAAGAACTGCTACCCCAATTAAATTGCCTCCTTTTTAATCTTCTTTTCAAGTGCTGTAGAATCAACACCAACTTTGTGACAGATGTAATTCACAGCATTAGCATTACCAAACCGCCAATACAGATCGTTCTTGTCAGTTGCTTTATTATTATCTGCACTATCTTTCAATAGAGTTTCAACAGCGCTAATAAATTTCTTCTTTAAAATCAATCCGAACATTGACTTAATCCTCCTTAACAAAATGTCTAAAATCTTCCCATTTAATCTTGACAATCACACGGTTGCCACATCTATCATTCATCTCTACTTTTGGTCTACCAACCACGCCTTCCATCATGGCATTGCCAATAGTACTATGAGGATGAGACATCACATAATTAATTCCGTCCTGAACCGTTCCTTCAAGAACAATAGGAACAATGTCAATGCCAAACATCTTGGCAGTCTTTTCTACCCATTCACGGCTTTGATAGTTACCGTTAATCATCACATCAAATAGAATAAAGCTAACATCAGAACGATATTCGCCGCCATTCTGAATCTTTGCACCATATCCTTCTCCGAATAGAATAACGTCCTTTTCACCAAACGTCTGTTCAAATAGCTCCTCGATTTCAAGTGTCCCAAACAGCTCCTTCAGCTTGGTAAGTAGATAATTAGGAATTTGTGCTTTATCTGTCCTGCCACCAAATTCTACATTATGTCCATCCCAATGAACGCGAATATTCGTGTCGTCAATCTTTTCTGTAAATTGCCAAATATTATCTTTTAGATATTCAACAGTTTCATTTCGATAAGAATCAATAATCAGACGTTTCGTTCCTTCTGTATCACGATTAAATACGGTTTCAATTTTGTTGTATGTCTGCATCATTCACACCTCATTCAATTTCTTTTAGCCAAAAATCGCGTTTGCATTTACCGCAATCCATTCCGATATCATAACATCCACCAGTTTCCTTATCACGGCATTCACTTGAAAATTGAGACGGACAGATATTTAGATATTCATCATATAGCACATTAGCTTCAGGAAACAGCTTAAGCAATTCGCTCTGCCTTGTTTTTATAGGATGTTCTTTTGCCCATTGTTCTACAGCCAATACTTGCCTGATGCGGTTATCTTCGACGTCATCATCACAGCAATAAAACAGCGGACAACTCTCTCCGCAAACATTGTCATCACATAATTTTCTTCTTACTCTTAAGAATTCAACAGAATCCATTATTTACACCTCCAATTTCTTCCAGCATTTCATTTCAAAAATTTTTTCATTCAATGTTACCCATTCACCATTTTCATCCTTTTTCATTTTATTTTTCTCTTGCAATACAGCTCTAATCACATCACCCTTTGATAATTGATGATTTGTCCAGAATTTCTTATTAGCCCTATAAGTGCGTTCTGCGCCATAACATAGGTTGTATAGAGTACAATAAACCGTACCATATCCAGTTGTCTTAACATCTAGCACTAGCCAATCATTAGGGTCTGAATTGGGGTTACTTACTGTACAATATCCAAGATACTCAAGTTGCCATTTAATACGGTCAACAATGGTCACTGGCTTGATATTAGCTTGCTTAATTAAAGCTGTTATCAATGCCTTATTGTCAATCTCTCTAAATTGTTTCTCAGTTTCTTTACCATAGCATGGTCTAATTGCATCTATCATTATATCATCAAATGATGATTTTGTCAATACCTTTGCTGAAATATATTTTTGATAAATCTCATATTCGGTAATGAGCCGATTTGGTTGAGCAAATTTATCAAAATATCCAAGATGGAATAGAATTTCAATGGCTTTTTTATTAATTCTAGGGTCATCCATAAGAGCTTGATATAGAGCGGCGCGATTCTTTATATCTGTTTTACCAAGCTCATATAGTGCCTCTGGTGCGCTCTTTGGCATATCCTTAATAGATGCCATAGTCTGTACTATGCAGTTGTTAGCACGGTCTATATTGAATGCTCTATTATCGTCCCCGAATTGAATATCTTTGAGCTTATATCCGCGTTTTAGCATCTCCTGCTTAATGAGCGCAACCTTATCTTTTTTGCCCTTATCAGTGAATCGCTGAAGAACGCACTTATAAAATTCAAGTGGATAATGCGCTTTGAGATAAGCAATCGTTACGCTATCAATAGCCATACAATAAGCATGAGCTGAATTGAAGCCATATGCGGCGCTATTCTCAATAATCGTCCATACCTTATCAGCAAGCTCATGCGCCTTGCTATCATCATCTGTTTCGCCAGTATCAAGAATGGCTTGAGCAAAATTCTTAATAAATTTAGGCTTTGCGTCTTTGATGATATAATCCTTTTTCTTACTGATTGCTTTGATGATAGTATATGTCTCAGACATGGGGAAACCAGCAAAACCAAGAACTTTCATTAGAGATTCCTGATATAGAATGAATGATGATGAGCAGTATTCATCTTGAAGCAAATCGTCAAGCGCCTTGATGCCATAATCAAAATGCTGCCGTTGTTCAAACGTCTGATACATAGATTGAAAAGACGGCCTGATTGCAGCTATGAACTGGGTCAACTCAGCAATATTCTTTGGTTTATATCGCATTACTTTTTGGGTTGACTTTGGCTGTTCGCACTGATTGACGCATTGTGTATAACCATCAGCATAAATCTGCCATGTTGCATCATCATGTGCAATTTTTTCAAGAAGCTGGTTGACAGTAAACGGCTCGATTCCAGCCTCTTTATAAATATCATATGTCAAACCGATTGAATCAACAATAAGATAGTCTTGTTTGAGATAGCCAAAAGCATCAATCGTACCTGATTCAATATTGGCTACAAGCACCTCTTTGCCGGTTGCTTCTGATTTACACAAACTGATACCAATATCAGATTCAATGTCACCCTCATAACACAAGCAACCACAGGGATGCCCCTTTGCAGTATCATAAATACCTAGATATTTCTTACATCCATCTACAAGCTCTTGATATTTCGGCTCGATATATTTATGAATATCAACTGTTTCACCATCTTCAGCGTGTTTCTTAGCTGTTTCATATCGGTCAATCTGCTTACTTACTTCATTAGCTGTATCAGGCTCGACATTATATGCTCTTGCATACATTTTCCATGCGGCTTTGAATTTAAGCGTACCAAGAGCCAATAGGTCATATGTGCCAAGTTCGCCTACTAGGTCGCGCTGTGCTTGAATGAATGGCTGACGGTCACTGACGTTGTTATCAATATCAGGCGGAGTATGGCTATCTAAAACGCGCTCTTTAGTCAAGAATCGCTCTGAATACATAAGGACAGGACTATTGACCTTATCAACCTTAGTAAGCCTCAAGAGCTTATTGAGATACATAGATACAGCAGAGCCGCGCCCTGATGGAGTCAAGATACCGCCATATTTCTCTTGTCCGCGCTTCATTACCATATAGGACAAGATGAAATAATCAGCCATATTACAAGCCTCTATTTCACCTATATCATGCTTGATCTCTTGATAATACTGTTGCAGCTTATCTTTGTTAATATCGGCTTTTTGCAAGAACCATTCATCTTTAAGAATCTGCTCAAAGATATGGTTGCGTTCTTCTTGTGTCTTATTACGCAGCTCTTTGATAACAGGGACTTTCAATGAGCGGTCGAGCTTTATGTCCTCAAATTCAAACAACACATTAGTATTATTGATAGCGGCTTTAATCTGACCGTCTGTCAATACGCCTTGTTGCTTAAATCGCTCAAATAGCACATCATATGTTGGATAGTCCATATACCATCCATCTTCATCTTCATAATGGATATTGCCTGATTTGAGCAATTCATCTCTATCAAGCATTTGTGATTCAGTGATAACATGGCTATCACAACCAGCGATAATTGGCACAAGCAATTCTTCACTAATTTGGATGATGCGCCGATTTAGTTCTTTCTGTTCTGGTGTATTATGGGCTTGAACCTCGAGATAGAAATGAGGAAATTTCTGCACCAAACATCTAACTATATCGCCAATGTCATCATATTTATTCCAGAACGCAATACAAGCAGTTGTAATCATCACATCATCTATTGGCAACTGGGCAATCAGCTCAAGGTCTATACGAGGACGCGCATAATATCCATCCTTGTTTGCAATAGATAGAATTTTATTGATTGCTTTGCGCCCTTTATCAGTTCGCGCCAATAGCACAATATGGCAGTTGCTTCTATCAGGCTCATGTCTGTCTTTTACCCAGTATGCTTCAGCACCATATATCCATCTGATATTCGTACCGTTCTTCTTATTAAATTTTTCTAGGTCATCATATTGCTTGAAATAATTACCGGCCCATCCATGCTCTACTGTGGTATAGATACATGGCTTATCGCCATAGCGTGATTTTAGCTCATTCCAATAATCTATTGGCAAGAGCGGACTATCTTTTAACCATTTATTGCTTAGAGATGTATGCTTATGGTAATTTACCCAAATTGGCTCATTCATCACTTCATCAACTCGAATACATCTTCTTTTTCTTCATACTGAACAATCTGTCCGAGATAATATTCCACTATTTCATCAATGGTGCTAAGTAAACAAACAATAATTGTGCCATCTTCCTCGGACGCTTCACGGCTTGTCATTGTGATTACATAATGATAGCTATCTTTTTGATGCACTTCAAGTCGCATGAATCCATCAAAGAACAGGTCTTTATCATTTGTTCCACGAATGACATCAATCGTTTCCATCTTCCGCTTTAGCTCAATCTTAAATATACCAGCATCATTTCTCAGATTGATAACATCGCCAATATCATATTCCATCTTTTTAATCCTCCTTCATCTTGTCAAATTCAGGACAAAGCTCTCGCAGATGTTTGGAGCAATAATAATAGTAATTATATAATGAGCCATAAAATAGATATGTTTCTCCTTTTGCAAACTTTTTATGTTCTTCATCGTTCGCTAATCGTGCTGTCTTGCAATATTTGCAATCTACGCACCATGGCCCAACCATACAATCTTCGACCTTTGCGTTGATTTCATCGGTCAATTTTTTAACATCATCGTTGAGTTTCATGATTGTATTATTATATGAATCTGATAGCGACTTATATTCATTTCTTTCTTTATTGATTTTTTTAAGTTCCAGCTCAAGCTCTGAGATTCTCTTTTTACCAAAAATATCCATATTTTTATTCCTCCTTATTCTACTTCCGTACACATCCCAATACATTGTGGTGTTTCATTATATGTTTTTGCATCAAATGTATCAGTGCAAACATAATATGTCGGACACCATCCAATACGATTGTCGTCGCATACATATTTGATACTTAGGTCGAATTTATGAATACCCCATTCTCTTGCGACATACTCAAACACGTCTGTTAATGAATCAAATTCGCGGCATTCTTTCATTGATTCTTCAAGTGTGCCCCTATGTGGTCGATATTTCCAAGGCATATCTATTCCTCCTTATTTATGATTCACCGGGCATACACACCCGTCACCATTTTCAGCCTTGAAATAAATCGGGCTGATTCTATTTGCCGCATATGCCTTACAATCAGACAGACATTCCATAGCATTAAGCAAATACTGCGGATTGACCCAAAGATTCAATTCCTCGTTAAGTAGATAATCAACCACTTTCTTAGGATTATTCTTTTCTTTGATTTTATGCGTCTTTATATATACCTTTAGTTCGCCAATATCAGGCAGGGTAATTTCCTTAGAGTCGTATATTGGTCTAACAATCTGCTCGAGCTGCATTTCCTGTCCATGCCATTTTTCATCAATCTCAGGCAGGAGTGGCTTTTTATTGAATCTAATGGCTACAAAGCTATCACATACACAATATAAAGTATCGCCGCTTCTTGTCTGATTGGTAAACATACCTTCAAGCATCGGCTTCTTGAGTGATTCAGCGTTCTTAATAATCCTATTAGCCGCAGTCACAATCGATTTTGTACCAGATTTCTTTGACTGCTCAATGACAAGTTGCTTCAGTGTGATATTCATATCCTTGGCAACTAGATACAACCCAGCAGTATCACAGGAATCACGCCATACTTTAATAATGTCATACAGTTTTTCAGTGGTCATAATTATTTACCTCTCGCCCTTTTATCAGTTCTAAAATCTACTACTCTATTATTAGGGTCAAAACCCTGTGATGGTTTAGGCATGATTTCATCTATCATATCATTAAACCATTTATAGCTATGCAATCTGTTCCACAAATTCTCAATTTGTTCTTCTGTAAGAACTGGTAGTTTGAATTTATCATCCATAATTATTTATTCTCTATAATCATCATAAATTTCAAGTTCATAATGCTTCGCATCTCGCCATTCGCATGGTGGCGCGATTATAACTTCATGCCCAGTTTCATCAATCAGCTCTTTTAGCCTAGCCATAGAAGAAATATCAATATATGTAGCATCCCATTCAATGCTTGTGTCTTTATTCCGTACTCGCGTCATATACATCTTATACTTTTCATCCCCAAGACAAGGATACTTTTTAATTGCCTCGGCATAAGATGGATAACCAATCGATGTGATGTTCAAACAAAATTTCATAATAACAACCACCCCTTTCATTTGATACTTGGATTATATCATAGATTGGAGCGGTTGTCAATAGGGTTTATTTAATTTTTTTAGGATTTTAACGTCTACTAATTCTGTCTGTTTGAGCCAAACCAAATCGTCCTCAGTATCAATGATAGCTCGTCCTGATTCTTTATCAATCGTAAATCTATCTGGCTCATATTCAATAGTAGCTCGAATTGTGCCAACTTGTCCAGCTAATCTTGGGTCTGTATCATAAATGTAACGGAATATATTCATGTCAAACGTAATCAACCCATCATGTAATTTAACATTAGATACACACCAACCAACATCGACCTTATGCCTTATTTGCAAGACAAAATTCTGTTTAATGAATTCATCAAATGTCATATCATAACCACACCTTTTGATCTTGCTGAGTACATACAACCCTACTTGATTTACCTTGTTTGATTAGCTCATCTTGTAGGGTATTAGCAAATTCTACTTTGTTTCCATAGTTTCCATGCACTAGACATACCTTATTGAAACGCAACGTATTTGCATAGTAATCAATTAACTCATCACGAGAAGCATGAGACGAGAACGACACAAGCTCTGTGATATTGGCATTATTTTCTACTACATCTCCCTCAATGTTAATCTTATTTTCTCCAAATCTAATCTTAGACGCAAGAGTATTTTCAGAGCTATAACCACAAAACATGATATGAGCATTACGATCTGGTAATAAAGCCTTTGCCCATGACACGCTCTTTCCTCCAGATAGCATTCCTGCTGAACTAAGCACGACCATAGGATGGACTGGCTTTGTATTTTGTAGTGCTAATGTAGTTGCGTGGTCAGGCACAAATTGTAGCCTATCCCAATGATACACCTCGTCCCATAATTCATCATCATCTGGATATAATGCGCATATTTTTTGTGCCATAGGTGAATCTACATATACTTGAATATCATTTGGAATCTTTTTATCTTTCCATAGTTGATACAACACGGTTAAGATGCTTTGGCATCTGCCCAATGCAAATACAGGAAATAATGTTCTTTTGGACTGATTTAATACAGCTATAATTTTATCTAAATCTTTCTGTCTGTCATATGGCTTGTTATTTCTTCCAATGGCATTGTATGTGTTTTCCCCAAGCAATATATCACAAAATGGCAAATTAACCCTTGGTTCAAGATAGAATTGCGGCGTTTTACCGCCAATATCCCCAGTAAAATTTAGTACCTTACGCTGATAACCTTGTGTCATAGCAAGTGATAATTGGCACGAATTGATAATATGATTGGCTGGATAATATGTTAACGTGATATTTGGAGTTAGATTATATTGAGTTAGTGGGTCAACTTCGATACACCTGCTCAGAGCTGTCGCAATATCATCAGGAGTATATAACGGAGCAGCTTTAATGCCATGTTTGTTTGTAATCTTTTGACAATCCTGTGTCATAATCTTACAAGAATCTTCCCACAATACCTTGAGATAAGACGTAGTTCCTTTTGGGCATATAATATGAGCTTGGCATCCTTTAGCATATAATGCAGGAACAAGACAAGTGTGATCGGCGTGACTCTCATGTAGAATGAGCCAATCCACCTCCCTTGGCTTAATTTTTTTAAGTAGTGCTTGATTTTGCCTATAGTTAGTAAGAATGTCACTCTCTTGGTAAATGCCACAATCTAGCATGATACAATACTTTTGAAAACGAACAAGATAGCATGATTGCGTTACTCCAACAGCAGATGCGCCAATGCACTTGAGATATGGCTTGACTACCCCTTTATTAACCATTTACTCTATCCTCATATTCTTTATATAATTCTCTGTTATTTGGACAAATTTCTCCAAAATGCTCAAGTTCCGATTTGAGCCGTTTGATAATTGCATCATCTATGTTCTTATAATATCCTAACTCATGACGTTTACCACCATATGAAATATATGCACGATATTTGCCAGCATTATATTTTGCATTGTCCTTAATTTTTATAACGCCAACAACACCACAATTACTTACTTTATTCACCCTTTGCGCGTTAAAAGAATTAACACTTTTATTGGCTAGTCGTAGATTAAAATAGCGATTATCAAATGGCTTTGTATTTATATGGTCAACTCTATAGCCATCTGGTATTTCACCGTTATGCAGTTCCCATATGAAATTCTGTAGCATTTTCATTTTATTCCCAGTTGGCGCAGTACGCGACATTCTAGCAGTAAAATAAATACCACCTAAGGCACGTCTTGACGATTTGTCTTGTCCGCTCCATCTATGCTTGCTTACAGCATCCATATCGGCAATATCAACATAAAATTCATTACCTCTAGCATCTTTACCTATTGCAACATCGCCTTTAACACACCATTCATTTCCCTTAAAATTAGGATGTTCTGTTTTAGACAAACAACCACACGAATGATTACCAGGTCTAGTTAAATGTGATAATCCACGGATTACTATGTTGCCACAATCACATATACATTTCCATTTCGTTTCTTTCGTATTTGAAATTACTCTCTCAACGACGGTTAATTTCCCAAATTTTTGCCCTGTTACATCTCTTAATCTACTCATATTTAATATTCTCCTTGTCTAAGAATTTAATTTATTAGAGTAGGGAAGATTGAGACAAGCAACCTTCCCTTAAAGATTGTAGGTGCGCACCTACTTCTCACCTCTATTATATTGTACCACAAAATCAACTAAATGTCAAGCATTATTTTCAGATGATTTAGCTGGCATTAGCCACATCCTCGTCTTTTTTACCAGTAGGCAAATAAGCCCATGCTACCACGTCATCCCAATCGCCATGATTATCAAGATAATATGAGTTATATCCAGCATATCCATCATCTAGCATACAAGTATCTTGCGATACATCACCACTTTTACCCAATACTAGAATCTCTCTATTCTCATCTGGCAATTCACAGCTAAACATATAAAGAGGATATTCATATTCGGCCAAACCATCTTCAGCGAACTCCTCAATTTCTTCCTCAGTTAGTGGTCTGATTACAACCTCATGCCATACAATTTTTTCAATCCATTCCATTGGGAATATCTTTCACTCCTTCAAAATAAAATCTAACAGGATGTGGAGTATCATCTATTTGATTATATATCAATCCTACCTTATAGATATAATTTTGCATTAGCTTTTTAGGTATTTCTTCAATATATCGTCTAAATGTATCTAAATCGTGAGCGCGTTTATAATGATTGCAAGTTCGACAAGCTGGCATTAAATTAGACAAATCGTTAGAACCACACTCATCTTCATTCCATGCTCTCAATGGACGAAAATGATCTACTTGCATATCTTTAATATCAATTCGTCTACCACAATAAGCACAGCGTCCATTATATTTCTTATATACTGCCTCGCGAATCTTTTTACTAAAACTCAAATAACCGACTCCTTCCTCATCTTTAGCACATTTCTCAGCACACAATCCATACAATTCAAATCAGCGTCATTCCACATTTTATCTCTCTGTGCTGTCATACATGGGTCGATTTTTACATATCGGTCACAATTTGGTTGATAATCACAACGCATACAAGGAATTTCATAAATATGCTTAGGTCTACGACTCATTCATATTCCTCCTCATGTTCAGGCTCTGGGTTTACATCAAAGCCAATAGCTTGCGTCATTTGTGAACTAGGCTTAATCGTCTCAGCCGCAGCTTGTGCCTCTCTCTGGTCAAGCTCTAAATCAATCTGCATACGATTGATATGCGCATTGATAGCAGATGAAATCCATGTAATTACAGAATCAATAAGCGGCATAGCGGCTGATACAAATAATATCGAACCGCCAGCAATCCATAGTGGTAGCAGATTATTCTTTTCTTTCATACATCGCCTTTCTTGATTTCATATAGCATTAAGCAGAGCCATAGCAACATACATATGACTAGCCGCCATACATCATCCATTCTTTTTACCTCTTGTATTGGCTTCAGCAACCTTACGTTTGATGACTTCTCTAATTGCTTTAGCAGATGTTAAGCCGCTTGTTAGCTTATCAATCTCATAAATACAAGCGTCCCAACCTGTCATCAAGCCTTGATTAAAATAGCTCTGGAATTTAGGCTCAAGTTCGGCTTTCAGTACATCATGAAGTTCACTATCCAACATATGTTCCCTCCCTATATGGAATATCACAATTCGGGCAATAGACATCTGTTAATGTTTCATAACATGGTCCATCTAGCTCAGTATGCAACTCTCTGTATGTATACCGCTCTAGTTTACAACCACAAACAGGGCATCGACCCATTGATTCTAGTGCTGTATCGGCTGTGTAGGCTAATGGCAGGACTTTTAAGCTAGATAGGTATACTAAGCAATCAGCTGCAATGTCCTCATCAGCACCCTTGTAATGCTCTATAACAGCCTCTACAACCTCATCGTGCATATCGGTCATGCTAATAGCTCCAACTTTTCAGGCCGCACAACAAACTCAGTATCGGTCGTTTCATGTCTTACAAGAGCGACTCTTACATTCTTATTGATAGAGCTGTCAAGATGGTCGCCAACATAGAGCACTTCATATCTCCATACCTTACTGGGAGTTTCACCAGAAAAAGCAGTAGACATAGTTCTCATAATGTCATAAGTGGCAACCTCAGCAGTATCAAAAAAATCACACAGCTTATTTGGGTTATAAAAATCAGTAAATACGAATTTAACTCTATCCCCAACCTTAATTTCTCTTGGCTTCTTTGCTTCAGTCATTCTTTCTTTTAGTTCATCAATGCCAATCTGTAGCCGCCAATCATCCTCTGGATGGCAACGAGCCTCGACCTTCTTACCATCCTTACTCGTCATTCTCATGCGATTGCCCTCAATATGCAGGTCATAATCGCCCTCTAGCCACTTAGGTGCTAGATTCTTTTCGTAGAATTTGTATTCTAGCTTCATATCTTTCTTTGTCCTTTCTTTCATAATTTCTTCGTATAAACTATTGAATACATCGTCCCACATCATTGCTTTGTCCTCCTCAATTAAAAATTAACAACGCTCATTGCGTTTACGGCACGTTGTTCTGTTCTCTTAACATATCTGGACGTGATTTGGATTCCAGAATGCCCCATTGCCTTACTAATGACCTCAATAGGCACATCAGCCTCAGACATCATAGTAGCAAATGTGCGGCGCATCGTATGATTGCTAATATGCAATTCTTCCCAATTCTCAATACCAGCTTTTCTAGCACATACCTTGAGCATAGCGCTAGTATTCTTGCCATCCATCTTATTGCCACGATTGCCTACGAACAGATATTCACAGCCATCTTTTCGTTCATTGACAATATAGCTATCAATCAGATTAATCGTCTCATCAGCCAGACCAACCAATCTATCCTTATCGCCCTTGCCACGGATAACCAGCACGTTATTACTACGGGATTCATACTGCTCAAGCGTGATATTAGCAAGCTCATGAATACGCAAGCCAGTCTGAGCAAGCATCATGATAATCGCCTTATTGCGCTCATTAGTCGCAGCATTTACCATCGACCTGACCTGTTCCCCGTTAAGAGCGGACTGCTCCCGATTCTTAATCTGCGGCGCTTCAAGCATCTCAGCCGGATTGCGACTAATAAATTCGTTGCGATATAAGAATTTGAAATATTCACGAACCGCAGATGTTCTCTGAGCAACAGATGCAGAGCTAAGATTACTCATGCTGGACTGCCACATCTCAAGGTCAATTGGCTTAATTTCAGCTTCAGGCTTATTGACATATTCCAAGCAATTCTCAATCGCCTTGGTATATTCACGAATAGTACCTTCACTACGGTGCTTTGCTTTGAGGCTCATAATAAACAGTTCGTTCATAATATTCAGCTCCTTCATTTGATGATTTAAGTATAGCACCATAGCGGCGATTTGTCAAGTGTTCTTTTAGAAAAATCCCTATAATCTTTCGACCATAGGGATTTTAACAGGAGGATTATTTACTCATTGATTTCTGCTTTTAGTGTGCTTGTTGGCTTAAACGTCAGAGCATACTTGGCAGGAACTTCAATAGTCTCACCGGTCTGTGGATTACGTGCTGTTCTTGCATCACGCAGCTTAGTTGTAAACTTGCCAAAGCCATGAATCACCACATCTTCATGCTGGACTAGGCTATGCTTAATATAGTCAATGAACGTGTCTACGATCTCAGTTGTGTCTTTGACCGTATTCTCTGTGCTATCTGCGACAAACTTGACGATTTCCTTCTTGGTCATAAATTCCTTTTAATTTCTAATAAAATTTTATTAAAACAAGTCACAATGTTCATGCGCATATTGACTTGATATATAGGGTTATTGTTCCACTATCAACTACTTACAGGGTTATCTTACCCAAGCCCTATATTGTTTTGCGCGGAATAGCTTTCATCACCGCACTATGAGCCATCTTGCACGATCTCTTTGTATGGTTTTACCAATACCATCAGAACCTCTAACCGGTGTTTTGTAAGGATTTTTAGAATTGCCATACTCCCTACAAATTCATGTTAAATTGAATTTACAGTTGCGCAACCATCTTAAAATCAAGAGTGTGGCAGCGTTGCCTCATAGTATCAGGTGGTCAACCATCAGCTATTCAGCAACTAGCATTACAACCTATAAACTAGATCGAGATTCATGTGACCAATTCATTATCTCAACCTTACAAATCTAAGGATTTTAAGATTTTCTTAGGTTTGCATCTGGGACAGTTACAATGCTTAGCATAGCTGCGTGCAATCACAGAACTAAATGGAAGCGGCAAGAATCGAACTTGCATTCAGACGAACAAACACTGTGAGTTTCCCAATTAACTTACGCTTCCATATGGTAGTAGGCTTTAGGCTCAACCTACCAGAACCGCCATTGATTTGTTTTTATCGATCCTAGGCATCGATTGGCTAGTAATTCAAACAATGGTCAACAAACCATAACTACTGGAAATGGGCTTTAAGCGTCAACCCATTAGAAGCAAATCAATAAACCTACACTCTAACCTAGTCCTAAGACTGCTAGAACCTCACCCTGTTTTGTATGCCACGCCTCGGCTTATTGATTATAACTTTAATTAGTAGCCCTTAGTTACCACGGGGTCAATCTCTGCTTAATCCGTCTGGTTCTCGTTATCGACATGATTGACTGCATATGCCTTTATGCTGTTAAGCAGTTTAACTTCCTCTCACCAGCTCGATTTGCATTTGATAATGGAGTGCTTATGACACATTCTCATCTCCATAATAGTAGTCTATAAACCAGCCACTATATATCGTTTCAAGTGGACTTAATGGTAGCTCAGGTGGAATTCGAATCCACACTTTACGGATTTTGAATCCGCTCCCTCTGCCGATTGGGGTACTGAGCCATATTTACCTCAAGCCGACTTCCTACCTCATAGCTATTTCTAGCATCAGCTCGTGAATGATGTTTACATATGATGTGCTATTACGCCAAAAAATCCATGTTGCTAAGACATATCCCAACACACAACATAATGCTTAGCAAGACAAATTTGTGTGCCAGTAGTCGCTAACTACTCTTGGGAACAAGTGAATATCGAACTACCATTTCTGGACGGTGCGACCGATTTATTCTTGTGCAAAGCACTATGTTCATTCACTGTTAGTGACTCGCGATCAGGCTTCCTCTGATTTAACTGTCACCATTGCTACGATTTACTCCTTAGATGATGGCTGCCTCTAAGCCAACATTTCATATGTGTGTAATATCCTTATATCACCTTTGCCGTTATGTTTTTGCCCTCATGCTAACGGAACACGCTCAGGCGCGACCCCAATTCTCTATAAGCTATCTGCCGCTTCTCAAACTCTGCGCAAACCCGCTTCACAGGCGTGATATAGATTTGACGGTTATCTCCAAATCCGGTCGGATATTATATTGATACAGTATTTGCCTTTGTACTTCAGACACTCCCGCCGCTGTATCATCGGGTTCGAGCCGTTTCTTTACCCTAGCTGGCTCTATACACTAGCTCCAATCCCAATCCCTTTCATTTTGCCAAAACACGCAAACGACTTTTACTGCGCTGTCGGCACAAGTGTGACCTCGCCCCGGTGGGTTTCCACCACTATATTCTGTTAGTTCCGGCATCCCACGCATCAAGCGCAGGGGGATATGATGGCTGTTTATCTCATTCCATTTACTACTGCTCCTGTACTCCAAAGACGCTATATTACTATTCATTATCGGCTGAGCCGTCCTGTCTTACCCGGCGTTCATCGTCTTTGGCTTCGTAGCACCATCATCTTTACATTTTCAATTATACCATACTTGATTTTATTTGTCAAGCGTTAAATTGCATCTATTTAATGTTTTTTCAATGGCTTCGTTGAGTTCCTTTTCTACTTTACGCCAGTATAGATACACAATCAGCATCCCAACTGCAACACCAGCCGCAAATGAACCCAAGCAAGCAAATAAAATAATCATACACTAATAATCAATAAATTCTCCTAAACTCTTTACCCTACAACTTACCTTAACTAATCAACTAATCTGAATTTTCTTCATTATTAGTCAATGATTTCTTTGCCAGACGAGCTGATTTGAGACGTTCTGCCGCTGCTTGCTTCTGTTCTTCGGTCATCTCTCTTTTTCTGAACGGATTGTTTCCTAGGCGAAACGGATATAAATTGCAATCATGGATAGTACAATTCTTTACTTTATAAGCTGAACCGCAGCAACATTCCAAACAGTGCTGGCGGACGGCCTTTAGTGGAGATTTTTCCATATTATTACCTCATTCTCATCCAGCATTATAACTTGAGCATACAATGTACGGCTTATCTGCATCAAGATTTACTTCTTCTATATGGATTTCACCTTGAAAATCTTCAAACTCAACAGAATCTTCGTAATCGGCATTGTTACTCATATCAACGACACGTTGGTTATACTTGTCTATGCTAATACAATTTCTAATTTCATCTTCACTGTTTGCTACACACACAAATGAATCATAAGTATCATAGTCACATTTATCTACCCACACTTTGAACACTTTCATATTATCACCTCATTTGATTTAGATTTCATCATGGTAGCGGCGCAGAGGGTCGAACTCTGATTTTGCCCCAATCTAGAGCTAAACTGGGTATAGGCCAGTTGGCTTACCATTAACCGACACCGCCATTTTTTATTGAGCCTTTTATTGTCATGCTCAGTACTATATTCTAGGATGTTCACAATGAAGAACTGTAATTGAGATTGTCCAATCTCTCAACCACATCTGTATTATACCATAAGATGTGATGTTTGTCAAGCTAATTTGTCAAATTTTTCTCTCCATTCATCGCGCCAAATATTGATTGCATCCATATCCCCAGATCGCTCATATTCGTAGCAACAAGCACCAGAGGCTTGAGCAGCATAAAATCTGACATCAAAATAATCATTGCACATAGTTGCCGTTTTGTATGTTTCTTCTAGGAATTTAACTAATTTCTTATCCATAATATTTACTATCCTTTCATTTGGTAATTATATTATATCACACAGTTAGTCATTTGTCAAGAACAAATTTTATTCATTTCAATAAATTTTTCACAAACCCATCCATTAAGAACTGGGATTTCATCATAGCTATATCCCCATAGTCCTGTTTCTCGATTATAGCGGTCAACATGGCAAATGAAATCGCCAATTTTGAAATAGATATTTAACATAATTCATCCTCTACATAGTATGTCTCACATACATCTGGCACGTCATCTCTGTTCGATTTAATATTCAACGTCGCGTATGTAGGATTCGCACCTTCGTACACAATAGTCAATTTACAATCAACGCCGAGGTCTTTCATTACAGACTTGATTTTAGTAAACGCCTTACCAAGCAATTCTTCTCTACGCTGATATTCTTCTACTGTTGCCACTACCATATTTTAATCCTCACCAATCTGCATTGATTACAATTTTATCGCCATCAATACGAGCCGATTCTATCAGACGCGATACACTATCCATTTGCCATATACCCTCAAAATCAGGGTGATTTACAAATTTGAACAATTTACCGACCTGCTCATTGCTCAACACCAAATCTTTACCATACATAGACGGTGAATAAGGTTGTCCTTTTACATATGGCTTATAATAACCAATAGATTCAAGAAATTCATACCACCAACTGCCACCACCATCAACTGTATTAACAGCTCGATATGTAACCAATTCGCCGCAATGCGGACAATAGATTGGCTTTGCACGGCTAATTCTAATGTCTAATCCCATACATTATCATCTCCATTCATTTGATAATTGAATTATACCATATAGAATTGGATTTGTCAAGCACCTTTTTCAAATTTATTTTTAATATCTGTCCATTTTTTAATCTGGTCATCTACACGCACCCATTTGCCATAGTGCAGTTCTGGGTTGAACCACCAAAGTCCATAATAGTTTAGATTATCGCCATCTTCAATAGTGCGGAATGGATTCTCATATCCAATCCAACCCAACAAACCCATGATAAACTTTGCATCAGAATCATTCCCCACAATAAATGCCGCCATATCGCCTAGCTCATCATAGACAGTCCGTACATCAAATTTGATTTCTGTTCCATCTTCTCTATAGAATCCAAGACAACTTCCTTTACGCTTCTTTACATCTTCATACTGACATACATACTCATGGCAATGCGCCTCATACTCATCATCAAATTCTGCGCCGCAATATTCACATTTATAAATTCTTGTTTCAATCATTTGAACAATTCCTCCATTTCTCTAACATGATATTGCCTATCTTTCAAATTGTCCACTCTAGTTCTAGCCAATTCCCAATTTGAACCAGCAAAGCCGCTTTTCATAACATCGGCTATAATCTGCTCATCCTTATATTTGCGCCGTTCAAGCCGTAAATCATGTAGCAGCTTATATATTTTATATCCATCTCTAGCATTATAAGAATTGAACTCAATAGCATGAAGCACATCTTGAATTTTATTCTCTACTTCTTGCAGCTTATATTCGACCCATGTTGCCCTTGCTACAAGCTGATCATGCAAATCACAGAATGAGCCGATTTGCGACAATGCTGAATCATAATTGACCAATTCTGATTCTGGATTAAACTGGTCGAAATCGACGGGTTTAGATGGTACATCAATCTGTTGCACAAAATAGCCCAAATTGCGCATTTGCTTTGGCAGATTAGCAAGCGCATTATCGGCTTTGGTCTTATCAGCGAATTGAAATGATTCATTTAATTCGGGCGTTGGGACGAATTGCTTAATTGCATTCTGCATGAGATAGTATTTATTGTTATAGAGTACATACATAACTATCACCTACTATTCAATTATACCATATTCATTTACATTTGTCAATAGGATATTTGTCCATTCTGCATTTTCATCTTCAGAGAGATAAAAAAACTTGTGGTTAGCGATGCTTCCCCAATATTCCTGAGCCTCATGCCATTCACTATAACCATATGCAGGATTATAGAAATATAGAATCGGCTTATCGGTCACGAATTTACCACCATAGAACACGTCCATCACAGCATTCTTGACTTCATCATATGCTTTTGGGTCTTGCTTATCCAGATTTTCATTCCAGCCACTATATCCATATGCCAATTTTACTTCTGTAACAGATAAGCCGTCTTTAAGCATTGCATCAAAATAGCACTGAGCAACAGCAACCTTGCCTTCATACGGCTCACCAGCAGCCTCACCAGCTACTACACATTCAACAAACCACGTCTCATATTCAGTCAGATGAAATGGCGGCTCATATACGATAGTAGATTCTGATTCCTGTTCTTCAATCTGCGGCTCAGGTTCGATCTCAGTTGCTATAGTCTCCATAATGACTACATCATCATTTTGCTGATGTTCAATTCCAGTTGTATCAATCGGCTTACATTTAATCCATTTGACAACAGGCTCAGATTCGCTCCGTTCATCCATCATCGAATTGTATTCTTGAATCTGCGTATACACGAATCCACCACAAGCAGCAAGCCCAACTAATGCCAATCCAATTCCTGCAATCATATATCGAATTTCATTTTTCATTGTCGATTCTCCTTTTTCGATTTTCAATTCACACCTCTGTATATGTATATACCATATTTAATTCTATTTGTCAAGTACGATTTTTGATTTTCATTTTGGAATTGTAAATATCAATTCCGATTTTAGAATTTCAATTTCCACATATATTTACAATCTCGAAAATCATTTTTCATTTTGTGACTCGTGCATACATAAATATCTATATACATATCCATTATCATCTACATATACATTTACAAATTCATATGCAGATACATCTACATCATCATGTACATAAATGATACGCATGATATAGATAGATATATTTATAAACAATACGCAGCTTTATGTCTATAGACAGAAACATTACTTTCATGCACATATCAATAGACATATTAGCATCAAAATCAACATCATTCACATTTTTTCATATGAATATTCACTCACACATCACACTTTCTTGTAGGAGATTTGTGTACATTCACACATTTTCCCATCGTAAAATAATGTGCGATGGTCATTTATTCTGAGTTCGGCATAAACATGGCAAGCATTTATTTGTTGCTCCGATATGAGACGAACAAGCACTAACGCAGATTGTATCATATCCATGTTGCGCCATCTGTGCCGATTTGAGACAAGTTTACATCTACCCTATGTTAAGATGTGCTCCATAGTCGATTCGAGCCTTCACGCCTGTCCTAGTCCATCCTGTTTATTTCCGCCACGCCGTTGTGATTATATATAGGCATATATTACTGGGGGAAAATTCGTTTGACCTAATCCGCACACGCGCACATGAGAAAATCCAACTCGATTTTTTTCGCGCCAAGCCATAATATGTACTGTATATTGCTGGAAAAAATGTAAAAAATTGTAAGGTCACATGCACGCGAGGATTTTTTGCATCAATTTATTACGTCATTTGGATAAAGTATAGCTGGGAAAATATAGTAGTTAGAGCCGTCTAACCTGATT